GGCGGCACTTACTAACAGGAAGGGAGGTAAAACGCTGTGACTGTTTGGAGTCCTACCGGATCCGGTGGAACGCACATCGATGCGATCCTCACGCAGATCTCACTCGGTTTCCCGAACAACTCGTTCGTCGGCGAAGCTCTCTTCCCCACTGTCGGGGTCCAGAAGCAGTCGGACAAGTACTACATCTTCGGCCGCGAGATGTGGCTGGCGGAGACGACCGACTACCGTGCCCCGGGTACGGAAGCGAACGAGATCCCCGGCTACACCGTCAGCCAGGACACGTACTACGCCCAGGAGCACGCGCTCCAGATGGCGATCCCGGATGAGGAGCGGGAGAACGTCGACTCGGCCTTCTCCCCGGATCGTGACGCCACCGAGTTGGTGACGGCCAAGATCCTGCTCGGTCGCGAGATCGCCATGAAGAACCTCGTCACCACCGCAGCCAACTACGCGACCGGTCTCACGGTCACGCTGTCGGCCGGTACGACCCAGTGGGACGCGTACGCCACGTCCGACCCGATCGGTGACATCCGCAAGGGCATGCGCGCGGTGCACGCGAAGATCTTCATGGAGCCCAACACGGCGATCATCCCGTACCTGGTGATGAGCACCCTGGAGGACCACCCGGACATCATCGAGCGCATCAAGTACTCCGAGCGCGCCATTCTGACCCCGGAGATCATCGCCGCGGTCTTCGGCATCCAGCGGGTCATCGTGCCCGGTGTCGGCTACGGTACCGGTCCGATGGGTACCCTAGGCAACGCACTCACCGTCGGCTACCTGTGGGGCAAGGATGTCCTCCTCGCCTGGGTCCCGCCGCGTGCGGGTCTGAAGCTGCCGGCCTTCGGCTACGAGTTCGTCTGGAGCTACGGCGGCCAGGTGATGACGACCGACCGGTGGCGTGAAGAGCACCGCAAGTCCGACCTCATCCGCACCCAGCGGCGTTACGACCTCAAGTTGGTCGGCAACGAGATCAACCCCGCCTCGGGTGACTTCGGCAAGTCCGTCACCGGCTACCTCATCAAGGCGGCCATCGCGTAATGGCCAATGCCTCCGTTGTTCGTCTGGGCTCGAACGTTTCCTATCTCACACCCGGAGCCAAGTGGGTCTCTGCGAAGGTGACTTCGATCACCGACCAGAGCAATCTCGTGTTGGCCATTGTGAATAGCGACCGGACGCGCTCAGCGATCAACGGGGGCGTTGCTGTCGCCCGCCGCACCACAGGGACGCAGACAAACGTTTGGAGGCCATACTAATGGCACGCAACGAAGTGGCCCTCACGGGTCTCGAATACATCGACGAGGACGGGCAGCGCGTCTCCGTCCCCGAGGGTTCGAAGGTCGACAAGGTTCCCGCCGACGTGCTGGACGGCTTCCGTGAGAACGGTGCCATCGGCGAGCCGGCCGTGACGCAGGCTGACAAGGACGAGGAGCGCGAAGAGCTCCTCCGGAGGATCGATCAGCTGCAGAAGGCACTCGGCGACGCGCAGGCCCAGTCCGAGCAGCAGACCTCCCCGAACCCGCCGGCCGCCAAGAAGGCCGTCGCACCTCCGGCAGGTAAGGCCTAACCATGTCGAACATCATCGTCGAGGAAGCTCAGGTTTGGTGCGAGCGCACCAAGCTCGACTTGGGATCTTCTCTCGATGGTGGGCTCGAAGGTCAGGTCGCCTCGACCGTCCTCGCACGTCTCGGGTCGACGTACAATACGAGTACCTGGACAACCACGCTTACCACCCCTCCGGTAGTGAAGACCATCATTGCGATGTTCTACGCCGCGTGGATGTACAACAAACGGTACTCGGACGACAACGACGACACGAACGCGTACGCGGACAAGTTGATGGAGATGGCGGAAGCCATGCTCGTCAACCTGCTAGATGGAACGACGGAGATCCCCGGAGTCGACCCAACAGTTGATTCCGGGGCTCCGGCGTTCTACCCCACTGACGCCTCGTCAGCAGAGTGCCCCACTTGGGACGACCAGAGCCTCGGTCCAGCCGCGTTTTCAATGCAGACTAAATTCTAGGAGGAGACATGGCAGCGCAGCCCATTCTCGTTCTGGAGTTTAAGCCTTCACTGGCATCCGTGAAGCGGGACCTTGACGCGCTCGGCGTCGACATCAGATCATTCAATGAACCGCTGAAGCGCTCCATCCAGCAGGTTCTCATTCCTAGCTTTCGTGCGAACTTCGATGCTCAGGGTCGTCCTGCGTGGGCACCCTACGCCGACACTACAATCGAGTTCCACCAGATGCTCGGCATCGACATGTCGAAGAGTCTCCTGGTCAAGACTGGTGCATTGAAGCGTGCAGCCCAACAGCTGAACCTCTGGACCATTACCAAAGAGTCTGCGACCTTCACAAGTCTTCCACAGGGTGTCTGGTATGGCAACATTCATCAGACTGGGGGCAAGGGTGGTAAGGGTGCAGGTGGAGTTATTCCTGCTCGACCTTTCATCATGTTTCAGGACGAGGACGGTGACAAGATCGCTGAGGTCTTCGCCAAGTGGTTGGACGAGCGAATCGTTAAGCGTTGGAGTGGTCGCTGATGGCACTCGTGACCAAGCTCTCCGAAGCCTGCGACGTACTCGTGCAGCTGTTCGAGGACCAAGCAGAGAGCCTCGGCATCGCTGAGGGTGGAGTCTTCTACGGAGACCAGGAACGCATTCCAGTTTCACCTGCTGTATGCGTAGAGCCCAACGTCAAGAAGTCCGCACTGTATGGTGCAGGACGGATGACTGAGGTAGCTCTTCAGGTCTACGTCATGGTGTACCACAGCGAGCTCAGGGACGTAGGTAGCAACCGTAAGGATGCAGACCTGCTAGCTGAGACCATTACCGACCTCTTGAACTCGCAGGCGAACTTCTATGGGAATGCTATCCACTGCTTCGTGTCTGAAGTCCAGTCGGGTTACTCCCAGAAGCAGAACACCACATTGCGTTCCACCAGAGTTACGTTCGACATCCAATCCCAAGAACGACTCCCCAACAATCCTTAGGAGGTGTACGTGTACACAGTCAAGTTCGACTTCCCGAACCTCCCCAAGGACGGGGAGATCGACATCACGGGTCTGACCGGGATTTTCAAGAACGGTCACACCTACAAGATCTCGGCAGCGGAAGCGGAAGCGTACCGAGTGGCTCATCAGCACCCTGTGGTCTCTGCAGATACGGGAGTCACGGAGTGGGAGCTCGGTCGCACCCTCCTCGAGGCCTACAAGGACGTCGAAGGTGTAACCGTGCAGGTTGCGAAGCAGGAAGGGGGTAGCAACTAATGGCTCCGGGTATTGGTGCATCAGGCATCATGGGCATTGCCCTCGAGACGGTCGCGGGAACCTACCTCGCACCGACCAAGTACGTCCCGTTCTACAAGGAGTCCCTGAAGTACGAACAGGACACCAACTGGCGTCGGCCGATTCGTCAGACTCCCGACGTCGTCGGTGCCGTCGCAGGTGACTCGTTCGTCAACGGTGACATCGAGATGGAAGCGTTGCACGACTGTGTCCCGTACTTCCTGATGGCAGCGAGAGCTACCTTCATCAAGACTGGTGCGGGTCCGTACGTGTACACCTTCACGCCTTCCGCTTCGGCGATCCCTCTCAAGACATTGTCTATCACGATCGTCCGCAACGGCATCGTGTTCGGCTACTCCGGCTGCGTCGTCGGCGGCTTCGAGTTCAGCATCGACAAGGGCATGCTGATGTTCAAGCCGGACATCGTCGGGAGAGACGAGCTGGTTCAGTCAGCTCCCACTCCTACCTGGCCTACCTCGGTTCCGTTCGGAGCGGGAAGCTACTCGCTTCAGATCCCGACGGCTTCTCAGGTCTTCGATGCCGACACGTTCGAGTTCAAGATCGACGACAAGGCAGAGCCGGCCTTCCGTCTGAAGAACACCGGAACGGGTGCACAGTTCATCTCGTACGGCGAGCGGGACGTGAACATCAAGTCGGAGCGCGACTTCGAAGCACGTACTGAGTACGACGCCTTCAAGGCGCTGACCGCTCAGTCGATCACCCTCGCAGCTACGCAGGGTGCCAACATCATCTCGCTGGTCGCAGCAACAGCCGTCAAGGACACGTACGAGGTCAACCTGGATGGTCAGGGTGACTTGGTGCGGGCCTCGATCGAGTACGTCGGGACACTGGGAGCCGGCAACGCTTACGGTGCTGCGATCACGACTACGGAGAACATCACCTAGTATCTCTTGAAGTCTAACTAGCAAGATCCTCTTAGTTACTTAGGAGGCCTGAGCTAGGGGAATTTCCTATTAGACTTCAAGAGACTCGGTTAGAAATACAGAGAGACTCAAACGAGTACTCTGAGAATCAAAGACCACAGGGCCTAGTCTTAAGGGAGACGAAATGCCTGTCGCAGTGCGAGATACCGGAACGACGACGTATCAGTTGAAGACCCTGGCAGGGGGCTTCATTACTCTCCGTGCTATGTCGTACGGACAAATTCTGACTCGTCGCGCCATGATGAAACTCACGTTCCAGACTCAGGGAAAGTCGAAGAACGTCGAGGGCGAAATCGCCATGGCGAACAAGAAGGTGAACCTCTACGAATTCCAGCAGTGCGTCGTAGAGCACAACCTGGAGAAGGTTGAGGGCAAGCTCCTCAATCTCTCCGACCCGAACGACGTCGAGATGCTGGATCCGAAGGTGGGCCAGGAGATCGAGAAGTACATGAACGAGCTCAACAACTTCGAGGACGAGGACTCGGGCGATGAGGATCCGGGAAACTCATCCAGCGAGTAGCCGCCTCTGTGGTGCTCTCCCGGGCACCGGACGCCGAGACGGCACTCGCGATCGAGATCGCAGCAATATGCAAGGAGTACCGAGTACTGCCGCACGAAGGTGGATTGCTTGATCAGGATCCGTACCACGTACTAATGCTGAAGGCCTACTCAATGGCCCTAGGCGAGAAGGCCGAACGCGAGTCGAAGAGGAAGTAAGGAGGGCGCGCGATGGGTCTCGGAACACGTGAGCTAATGCTGATCCTGCGTGCTCGCGATGAGGCAACGCGCGTCCTCCGTGGAGCTGCTGGCAACATCAATGACATGTCTTCAGCTTCCAAGAAGGCGGCACAGGCACACATCGACCAGGGTAAGAGCTTAGTCACGGTGGGTGCAGGTATCGCTTACGCCGGTGCGCTAGGCGTCAAGTGGTTGGTAGACAGTACGAATGCTGCAGGTGACTACAACACCCAGGTTGCGTATACCAAAACGCAGACCGACAAGGTACAGGTGTCACTGAAGGAACTGAGCAAGATCGGACTGGACCTGGCGAAGACCATTCCAGTTCCATTCGAAGAGATCCAAGGTGGTCTGTACGACATCTTCTCATCGATGGACGTAACAGTTCCTCAGGCGCAGAACCTTCTGACCGAGTTCTCCAAGGCAGCTGTTGCGGGACAGACAGATCTTCAGACCGCAGGCAAGGGTACCATCGCGATCCTGAACGCGTGGAAGCTGCCTGCAACTGAGGTCAACAGGGTCAACGACGTTATGTTCCGGTTGGTTCAGAAGGGCGTCGGTACCTATACGCAGTTCTCGTCTGCCATCGGTCGAGCCATTCCGTCGACCGTACGTGCTGGTAACAGCATCGAAGACCTTGCCGGTATGATGGCGTTCATGACCCGTAACGGACTCTCGACAGCACAGGCCGCAACGTCTGCTGGACGAGCCTTCGACGCGATGTCGAACCCGGCTACCGAAGAGCACATGAAGGACATTGGCCTCTCCGTCCGTAACGCCAAGGGCGAGTTCAAGCCCATGGCGCAGGTCGTCGAAGAGCTGAATGGCAAGCTCAAGAACATGACTGCACCTGAACGTGCAGATGCGTTGAAGAAGTTGTTCCTCGGTTCTGGTGGTACCATCCAGGCTCGACGGTTCTTCGACCTCGCGATCCCTGGCTTCAAGGAACTCAACCTTCGTACCAAGGAGATGCACGACTCCGCTGGTACGATGGAGGGTGCCTACAAGACGATGTTCGATACGCCACAGGCACAGATGCAGTTGATGACTAACAAGTACCAGGCGATGCGGGTCGAAGTCGGCGATCGGTTGCTGCCGATCAAGATGAAGCTTGTCGAGATCATCATGAAGGTACTCGACGCTTGGGATAGGCTTAGCCCAGGTACGCAGAAGTTTATCGTCATCGCTGCCGCGGTAGCATCTGTCCTTACGGTCCTCGTCGGCATCTTGGTCATAGTCGCAGGCGGCATCCTCATGATCATGGGTGCCGCAGCTCTAGCTGGGGTAGCACTCTCGACCGTAGCAGTTGTCATTGGTGTTGTCATCGCAGTCATTGTCGCAATCATCGCAGTAGCGTGGTTGCTGTACGATAACTGGGATGCGATCATGAGCTGGTTCCGCGAGCAGTGGGATCTGTTCCTGAAGGACATCCAGCGGTGGAAAGATGGAATCGTCAATGCCTGGAAGGGCTTCATCCAGTTCTGGAAGGATGTCTGGGAGGGCGTCAAGATCGTTTCGAAGCAAGTCTGGACAGCGATTCTCGAGTGGCTGTCCAACGTCGGAACGAATGCCGTCAACAAGCTGAAGGCCATCTGGACCCCGATCAGCAACTTCTTCAAGACCCTTTGGCTGGCTGTCAAGAGCGCAACCATGACGGTGTGGAATGCGATCATCAACTTCTTCCAGCTACTGCCGGGCAGGACTTACAACGCAGTCGTATCTATCAAGAACCGTCTGACTAGCTTCTTCTCGTCCGTCGGCACTGCAGTGAAGAACACAGTCGTGAGCAAGTTCACCTCTGTGGTCAACTGGTTCAAAACGTTGCCTGGCAAGATCAGGGGTGCGATTCCCTCTCCCGGGTCTATGCTGAATGGCATTGGACGATCGATTGTCCAGGGCCTAATCAATGGTGTGTCGAGCATGATTGGCTCCCTGAAGAACAAGTTCTCCCAGATCACGAACCTCATCCCGTCCTGGAAGGGCCCCGCGAACGTCGACAAGAAGCTCCTGTACGGAGCGGGTCAGTTGACTATGCAGGGCTATGGTGAGGGCATCGAAGATGGTGCCGGAGCCATCAAGACCAAGCTAGGCGGCATGACCAAGAGGATCCCGAGTTGGGTTCCCGGTCAGGGTGAAGGCAATGGTGGTGGAGGCGAAGTCACCCAGAACTTCTACATCACTACGCAAGAGATTGATCCCAAGAAGCACGCAGCCGACCTCGGCTTCCTGCTGGCATCGAAGGTGGGGTAATGGCTGCTCCGACGTTGAACGACTACGAGTACCAGTACAAGGATGCTGGAGTCGGAGTGCTGCTCAACGGTACGTCGGCTCTCCCGTTTTGGGATATCGAAAGCGTAGCAGGCCTTGCAGACTTCCCCGAGCTTGCCTGGGACGTACTGGATCTTGATGGGCAGCACGGCGGGTTTGTTACCGGTAACTACTTTAGGCATCGATTGCTTGTGCCTAAGGGTACTCTGTTTTCTGCTCCTGTAGATGTTGAAACGAACAACGAACTACTGAAGGCGACCATACTTCCCGATGGGATCGACTACCCGTTCTACTGGAAGCATCCAAACAAGACACAACGATACTTCATGGGCAAGCCGGTTGCTTATGCATCTGACGTTGAAACAGGTCGACGCACTGGTAGAATGCCATTTCAACTACAGATTGGTTGCACAGACCCAAGGTCTTACATTGACATCAGTTCTGTCGGTTGGACGACAGCTGTTAACTATACATTCACTAACGCTGGCAATACAGCTTCTAACCAGGTTATCTCCATCACTGCGACGTCAACGACAACGGCCACCATCACGGTTTCTAACCAGACCCAGGCACGCTCGTATGTCTTCTCGACAGCAATCACGTCTGGCCAGGTCATTACGATCGACACGGAAAAACTTATCGTCAGAGTGAACGGTACTCTACGTAACGTATCGATGGTGCTGACGGGTGGGGCGTGGCCCACAGTGAACACGGGCCTCAACACATGGAGAGTCACGTCGAACGTTGGTAACGGTACTTCCATCCCGAGGAGTGCGTGGCTGTAGTGGCAACCTATTGGCTCGAGACTCGTACGAGGACTGGAGCCTTCGTTGCCAAGATCCCGTTCTACAACCTACAGTTCGAAGTAGGATTCAACGGTCCGTCAGGCATTCGATGGACGAGTCCGCTCTACCATGAACAGATTACTGAAGCGAACATCTCGGCAGGCCTCCACGAGGTAGCAGTGATGCGTAACGGTACTTGTATTGCGGCTGGCCCAATCTGGGACATCACAGTCAGTACGGACTCCAAGGCTATGACATGTTCAGCCCAGTCTTTGGAAGACTACCTGGACGTGAGGCTGGTTAGGGATGTATCGTACAGTGTAATAGATCAGGTCAACATCGCCTGGGACCTGGTCAATGACTCTCAGGCCTACACTGATGGTGGTCTCGGCCTTACCTCCGGAGTGCTCCTCGGAGGCATCACCAGGTCCATTGAGTACAAGACATACGACGGTAAGTACATCCTGGAAGCTATTCAGGATATGACGGAGTTGGAGGACGGCTTTGACTTCTGGATTAGCCCCGCAACTAGAACCTTCAACGCCATCTACCCTCGTCCAGCCATCGATCGATCTCTTCATTTGGTCTACCCGCAACACATCAGTAGTTACGCAGTATCTTACTATGGTAAGTACTTGCGGAACAGAGTCGTTGTTCAAGGACCTGATCCCGCGTACGTCGTGGCCGTTGACACTACTTCACTTTCCACCTACGGGCTACGCGAGTATGCTGACGCCTTAAAGGATGCAGCGACAGCTAACGACCTGACGGAGTACACGGGTCACCTCCGCGACATGCGTAAGGATGTCAAGGGCTACCCGACCATTGTCCTTCGCGGACAGTACCTGAATATCTTTGATCCCTTTACTATTACCTACGGCGACAAAGTCAAGATCACCATCCAGGACGGCTACACTCAGATCGACGAACAGTTCCGTTACAAGGGTGCACAGGTCACTGTGAACAAGAGTGGCGACGAGACCATCGTGATGTACACCCAAGACCTGAGGGAGTTGTAATGCCTGGCTATACGAACTCCTCAGGTGAGACTGACCTCATCGACTACATGCGGATGCTCGAGCGCAGGCTGGCTCGACTGGAACGCGGAGTGCAGGGCTCAACGGGCGGCGATGACCCTGTGGTCATTGCGTCGCTTGCGGTGACCGGCCTGGCGTTGACGACCCAGACGAGCATTGGTGCGGACGATTTCTATCGTGTCATGCTTCGCTATAGCTGGTCTGCTATTCCGGATGACCCGTCTGAGTACAACAAGGACCCGCTCGATGGTTACCTCACCTCATGGACCATTGACGGTACTCACTGGACTGCAGACCTCTTCACGACAGATACCTTCGTAGACGTTGGACCCTTCACACAAGGTCAGAGTGTTACCTTCCGAGTGCGTGCCAGGACGAGGAAGGGTACCATTGGTGCGTATAGCACCATCAACAACACTACCACTACAGACTCTACTGCACCCTTCCAGCCTAGCACACCTACAGTCACGCCGTACTTGGGTCAGCTGGCAATCGATTGGAATGGTCAAGATGTATCTGCTGGGCAGCCTCCGACTGACTTTAGGTTTTGTGAAGTACATCTTAGCACGACCGGAGCAACCTTTACTCCCACTGTTGCTACTCTTGTCGGGACTATCCTTCGTGGCGGTGGTACTTGGGTTGCCACCGATCTTACTTACGGTTCCACTTATTTCGCTCGCCTGGTTGCTGTTGATACTGTTGGAAACAGGTCTCCAGCCTCGACGGCTGGGTCAGGGATCCCAGAACTCCTAGTCAACGCAGACGTCGGTGCGAACGCTATCGCTACGGCGAACATTCAGAACCTTGCAGTTAACAATGCTAAGATCTCAGATCTGTCTGTCGGTAAGCTTACGGTCGGTACGTTAACGGCTAACATGACCGTGGGTGCTCGGATCATGACAGCCGCAAGTGGTGCGCGCGTTGAGATGAACATCAATGGCATCCAGGCATTCAACTCTGGCGGCGGCCAGACTGTTGACATCGCCTCAGCTACAGGTGCAGCTACCTTCACAGGTAAGTTCCAGACAGGCTTCCCAGGTGGTGGCAGTCCTTACCTAGATATGGTCGACGGTGGTGACCGGACTACCATCACCATGTACAATGCTGCAGGTACGAACAACGCGTTCATCAACTCGCCGCAGGACGGTAGCAGCGTCTCTATGCTCGGCCTGAACACGGGTACGTTCACATACGCCACGACACCCAGTGTTACAGGCATCCACAGGTTGTTCATGGCTAACGCTTCAGGCATCCTGCTAGAGACGAACAAGACCACAGGTGGGGGTGGTCTCGTTGGTGGTCGACTCTTGCTAAATGCTAATGGTGGTACTCTGTCTTGCTACAACGGTACTGGTAACGTGCAAGATGGTGGACAGGTTGATTGTGGACAAACCACTGCACGACTGCGCGTTACCAATACAGGTACAGAAGCCGCAGTCCTCTACGTTGATGATACTTCGCGTGTGTATATCGTTGGGCAGTTCTCTGACAATGCTTCCAACTCTAACGCTCCTGCTGACTGCATCATTGCTGGTAACAGCCTAGCAGGTCTGGGTGCTGCACAGACTTGGACCATTACTTATGGTGCAACGTCGACTACTCGTCCAGGTGTCGTGTATGCCTATCAGCAGGGTACTGCCTCTAACGCTACTACACCTGCACACAAGCTAACGAACGCTACCACGACAAACTTTACCGTCTGGGCTACCATTAGCCAGAATGCGAACCTGCTCTATTGGGCCTTCCGGACAACGTAGGAGGTATGATGTCCATCAGGTACATTGGTCTGGAGCGTAGAGATGGTAGGCTTGTCCTCTACCGAAGCGTGACAGACAAAGAAGGTAATGGCGTCATTGGCTTGATCGCCATGCCTGCTGAGACGTTATCCATCAGGGCGGGGGAGTACGGTCTCGACCCTGAAGAGGATAAAGAAGCTGTCATCGATATCATCCTCCATGAGATGATGGTCGAAGGGGAAGACATTCCCTTGATGACGGCCGCGACCTTGGAAGAGGCACGAGAGACCCAGTTGGGTCGTTGTAGGGAGAAGCGAGACAAGTTCCATGCACGTAAGAGAAACACGTCCCGCGAAGAGGACGAGACGCATGTTGAAGTACTAGATGCCTTGGCAGAGACCCTCGTGGTCGATCACCAGCTAGCTCTACTTGTCAGGGACAGGATGAAGGAGCAGTTCGAACAGACGCAGCTTATTCAGGCCCGTCAAACGTTCTCTGTCAAGGCAAAGATGATTGACGCTATCCGGGAGAAGGAAGGAGTATAGTGGCATCCATCGATGCAGACCTCGTCATCCAGCGTCTTACTCAGAAGCTGGGCGAGGCCATGGGCCGGGAGGTGATCCAGCAGGTCTATCTGGAGCAACTGGAGAAAGAACTGACGGAGGCAAACAATGAGCTGGCTCGAGAGCGCGGTACGAAAGCCGCTGGGCAAGCAGACAGAAGCACGGCTCAAGAGTAAGGACATCATCTGCATTCACACGATGGTGGGCTATCTGTCTTCGACAGATGTCATGTTCAAGAAGGACGGCTACACAGGCACTGAGTCCCACTTCGGTGTCGGTGGTAAGTGGGGCGGCGACAAGGATAGGGACCTTGACGGCGTCGTGTACCAATGGCAAGATACGGACTTCGAAGCGGATGCCAATCTCGAGGGACATTGGCACGTCATCTCCATCGAGACGGCGGACAACGCTCCGAAGCTCCCGGAAGACATTCTGGCATGGACCCCCAAGCAGGTGGAGTCCATCGTCAATCTGATTGCGGAGCTGTGCGAGAAGTACGACATTCCCGCCGAGCTCATTCCTGACACGAAACCAAGTAGAAGAGGCTTGGCGTACCATGCTCAGGGGTGTACTCCGAACGTAGTCAATGGCGGAGAGCACTGGAGCCTGTCGGCAGGTAAGGTCTGCCCAGGTCCGGCTCGCATCCGTCAATTCAAGAACGTCATCATCCCCGAGGTGCAGCGGAAGCTACGCATCACGGATCCACAGGAGCTGATCGACATGCAGTTGACTGACAAGTGGAAGCTGACCAAGAAGGACGCTGAGGTCTGGAACGCCTACAGCAACACCGACGAGTACAAGGAAGGCTCGGAGGTGTCGGTGAACGAGATGCTTCGCTACCCGACCCTCGCTCGCAAGAACTCCATGAAGCTCGACGAGATCCTCTCACTGCTGAAGGAGAAGTAACATGGACGAGTTCAAGCCCGACTTCATCCAGCTGACCACCAAGGCGAAGAAGTTCGGTGTCGCGCTGGCCGGCTTCATCGCTACGACGCTCGCCACAGGTCTTGTGCCTGAGCCCTACAAGACGTACGCGGTCGCAGCTCTCGGGCTGCTGACGGCTCTCGGCGTCTACGGAGCCAAGAACAAGGTCTAACAGAACTGCCTGGCCTCCTACGCGATCCCTTCCCGGTAGATCGAACCCTTCGTAGGAGGCCAGGCTTCTGTTATCCTTCAACAGGTTTGAATCTCGGCATCAAGTGAATGATAACCTGCGCGCGCTGCGCACTGTCAGTGATGACAGGACTAGCTGTGCTGTAGGCAGCATCGAGAACTTCGTAGTCCAGAACGATGCTAGTCAGTTCGAGCTGCGCCATCAACACTGTGATGATCTGCAACTCCTTGTTATGCATTAGGCCAGCCCTTCGCTAGCAGGTCCTTACGCTTCGGCTCCCCGTTGATGAGGTACCAGAAGAGGTGCCGGTAGGCATCCATGGCGTGCTTCCACTGCTTGCCCTGGTAGACACCTAGGCGTCGGAGGTTCGCATCCTTCACGAACGCCTTGGCTGTCCCAGGCATCTGCATGTGTAGAGGAACGTCGTTCTCCTTGCACCAGACTTCGACTGCTCCGATGTACTTCAGGGCCACGGGATCGACGTGATGTCCGGCATGACGATCGTCGAAGCGTTCACACACGACCACGGTCTGCATCACCCTCTGATGGCCGAGGAAGTTGACGAGCTCCTGTCCGTGCTCGGGTCCGCCAATATGTCCACAGTGATAGCTCTGCGAACTCTTCAGCGACCCCAGTGTGATGCCGGGGATGATAAGAGCTTGCCAGGTAGCCCACCCCGTAGTGCCACCCGGATCAAGGGCGATGACTCTAACGTTCGGGTCTAACACCATCTGTGGTCTCCATTCATCGTCAAGCGGCTAGACTCTTGTTAGACAAGCATGATCCTTTAGCTGTGTTAGCTATAACGAACACCGATTCCAATCGGTCTAAGCTATAGTCTCAGCGGTCTAATACTAAGTCTAAGGACTCTCGAGCAGCTCTCTCAGCTGTGCTTGTAACTCCGCAATGCGAGCTTCCAATCTGGCACGCTCCCGAGCAACAGTCGTGGCACCTTTCACTACGACGATCAGGTTGTCCGGATCCAAGTTCTTCCGGTTCCGATCCTTGAAGGTCACTCGCTCGCTCTCTTTGAGTGACCTTCCGAGCTTGGTCTCCGCAACGATGTGATGAGTGAGTCGCCACCTGTCCTCTGTCCGAGTGTAGTGGTATCCGTTGCGGGCAGTCTTCGTGTCGCCGGTCTTACTTGCCTGACCTCTCATTCCAGTTCCTCCTTTCTTAGTTCTTCCTGGTAGAGGACTTCGAACTCGACGGGATAGAGGTTCCGAAGTCTGACCTGAGCACGAGAGATGGCACGCTTCTTGGCGTTCGCCTTCTCCGTAATCTCCGGAGAGCTAGCTGCGTACGCCTTACTGTTTGCCGCATTACCTGCTTTACATTCTGTACAGGCTTCTTCGCCGTCCCGGATGTGTTTGATGTATCTGGCACGGGTACCATGTTCAGCCATCGTACTTGAAGTAGTTACCGTCAGTGCGGGGTGCGAGGTGAATGTCACCCTTCTGTGCTCGATGCACACCTCGCTCCAGACCGTACTGGGCGTTGATGACTTCGAACTTCTCTCGGAACTTCCGATTGTCGGGATGGAGTCCATAGAGCTGGCACAGTGCAGGGAAGCTGATGAAGTGCTCGTCTCCGTCGCTTCGAGACCTGACGTGTCCCGGATGAACGAAGATGCGTACGCGTTCAGGCATTAGCCCCCCTACCATAGGTTCGTTGACACAGCTGCGATGTCGTGGATGTACCAGCATGTCACGACCAGGTAGATTCCCTTCCACGTGTAACCGATAATTCGGATGTAGTCTTTCATCAGACCTCTCCCCAGTTGTTTCCGACCTTGCTGTCTGTAGCAAAGATAACGTAGTCTCCGACAGTGTTGCGGGCGGATTCCACCATGCGTCGATCCATAAGCGATCCGACTCGTTCAGCGTCTTCTCGAGCGCACTCAGCCAGGATGGAGTCGTGTACGATGTTCCGTATCCAGGCCATACCCTTGAGCTCGCGGCGTAGTGTGACCATTGCTCCCAGACAGATGTCTGAGGAGATGGATTGTGGTTTGAAGGCAAGGCACTCCTTCTCGATCTCGTGTCGGTTCTGATCCGTGATCAGTCCGAAGCGGCGGGTCCGTCCAAACGGTGTCTTGAGGTCTTCTCCCGAGAAGACTGCTTCCTGAATCTCACGCTGCCAGCTGACGATCTCCGGGATGACCGAGAAGAAGTTACGCTTGAGAGTAAGTGCCTCGCTGTACGGGATCTTGAACTCTTCCGCGATGGATCCTTCTCCGCGACCGTAACCCAACCCGTAAACGAAAGCCTTGACACGAATACGGATCTCCTTCCACTCTCCCGGATGTACAAGGTGCTTAGGTGGAAGTTTCGGGTAGAGCACCGGTGTGAGCTCGTCGAATAGATCAATATCACCAGCGTTGAAGATGTCGCGGAAATAGATACAGGAAGCGAGCCAGGTGAGCACACGCAGTTCAGCTTGACTGTAGTCTGATTGTACGAAGACGTTTCCGGCTTTAGCTGGGACGAACATATTTCGAATGTCGCTACCTCGAACGATGTTCTGCATGTTAGGGTTCCGACTAGAGAGCCGTCCGGAAGTAGTTCCATGGATAAGGAATGTCGGGTACACCCGTCCACGGTACAGTCGCTTCCGAATACCTTTGACGTACGTTCCATAGAGCTTCGCTTCCTTCCGGTGATCCAGAAGAGTCGTCACGAAGTTGTATATCGGGAAGACCTCCGGACCCTCGAAGCCTTTGGCGACAGCTAGGTCCTTACAATGATCCTGTAGCTTCCAGAGCATCTCCTTGTTCGTAGTAGTAACCTTAGCACCCAACGAATGTAGTACTCGCTTGACCTGCTGCGGCGACCTTGGGTTGACAAAGTCCACAGGGACTTTGGGGTTGCTCTTCAGTTGGTCGTCAAGCTCTAGCTCCAGGACTGCGAGGCTGGCAAAGAACCGCTTCTCGAGTACCTTCAGGTATTCCAGGTCCACTGCCATACCATTGAGCTCGACGAACATGAGTTGCTCGGATGCTGCCAAGAGAAAATCGTGTAGTCTCTTAGCGTCCGGGTCGTTACTAAACCTCCGCTCGTACATCTCCTGCAAGAGATCCGTGCAATGAATGTCGTACGCGTTGTACTGGTATAGAATATGTCTCGGGATTTTGCCGTAACCTTCACCCGGACCGACATACTTCTTTACCTCATCATCGTAGGGCGGAGCGCCCAGATACTCCTGGGCCTGAACTTTTAGGCCGTGAATGCCTGGACGCTCGTCACACGCGTAGGACGCTAGCAGCGTATCGAACTTTAGACGTACGGCCCCGATGAAGCGGTAGAGTCCTGCGAGGTCGAACTTTCCGTTCTGAGCTGATGCACCCCTTCGAAGGAATAGGATACGGAGTGCTGCCCAGACTCTTGGTGTGAGTGCACTGTCAGCGAGTACGTAGCGGACTCGTCCTCTTGCAGTGATCCCCACACAGAGCAGAGTATGCTGGTTAGGGTGTCCGAAGCCGACATCCTTCTCAACGTCGCTTTCAATGTCGACAACGACTGGGCCTGATCCGAGTAGAAGTCCTCGGATGACCCTGATAGCGTCAACGCTAGACTCGACAACTCGGTACACCGGAGGGGTGAAGACAACACCTGGGTTTACTGCCTTTCCGACATCGACGACAAGGGATGGGAATCCATCAGCGTTTCGCAAACAGTACGCGGGATGGAGCGTTGAGACGACACGTAGATTCGGATCGAAATTCGATGGGATTCCGGACCCGACACGGAGCTTCGTAACACCAGTTCGACCGGTAAGTGCTTGAGCCGCAGTGTTACCGAGTGCCACCACTGTGCTGACCCCCGCGAGCTCCAGCTCGCCCACGAGACGTTCTGAACACGCCTTGACAGCACTCGCTGCAGGTGTCGCGTTATCAGGCGGGCGACAAAGGCACGCATTGGTTAGAAGCACCTCCCTACGTTTGATACGATGATGACGCATAACACGATTAAGAAGCTCGCCAGAGGGACCCATGAATGGCTTCCCCGTCCGAGCTTCCTGGAGCCCCGGTGCTTCCCCGACGAATGCGAGCTTAGCTCCTGCTGCAGGAATCTCCGACGGAACGAACTTACCGACGGCCGCAAGAGGGCACTCCTCACACTTCGCTAGTGGGTGTTTGCGCACCAGCCCAGCCTTCCATCACCGAGCAGTTGCGCATGGCCAAAGCTCGCGTCGTGTTGTCGACCAGGGAAGTGAAGTACTTCTCCTGGTCTCGACGCTGCACACCTTCCTCCGCGATGAACCTTCCAGCGAATGCGTACACGAACGGAGCAGATGTGTCCATGCTCCGGATTCGCAGATGACGATCTCGCACGGTGGCGATCTCACTGATGAAGGTCGGAGCTGCACCAAGGAAGTGGATCGGCTTGGGTAGCTTACCTTCTAGGTCCAGGATGTACTCCGCGACATCGATCCGTGCGTCTGGATTCTCCGGAGTCACCAACAACCTCGGCAGATACCAGACGTTGATCTTCGCCAGCAACCGAGTATTGCCGCGCACCCTGTGGTATGTGTCTACCGCTTCCGTCACGGTACGGCCCTGGAGCACGTAGCCCAGTCGCGTCGATACCGGGAGTCTGTTGCGGTAGTCCGTCAGGAAGTCGGTAGCTACGTCGTAGGTAGCATCGCTGCTACCCATTACGTCGGGTAGGACAAGCTCGTCGACCTTGTAGTCGTAGCAGGTGTCGACGAGCTGCCGACCCGTAACCTTGACACCCTCGGCTGCACCGTTGTCCAGGATGATGTACTGACCCAGCCCCTTCACCCTCTTGAAGTGGTTGGAGTACACCTGGTGTGTCAGCAGATGCGGGAGCATCAGATGCCGATACGAGTTCAGCGTCGAGTCCAACATTGCGAATGGCGGAATGAAGATCATCTTCGTCATCCGAGGCCTCCAGCCTTGAAGCTCTCCGCACCGATGGTGATGTTGCCCTCGTCGTCGGCAAGGCCGGCAACGCGAGGATCGGCTGCGATGAACATCTGTAGCATGCGCAGCTTGATGTACTGGTAGCGGGCGTAGTTAGCCATGTCGAGGATCTCGTTCATAGCTTCCTGGAACATGTCCTTGCCCAGGAAGCTGAACGCTCCGTACTTTTCCTGACCGACCTGGTGCCGTTCCAACGTCTGCACGTCGAACTCGACTGACAGCTCATTGATAAGCTCTGCCGGATCTACAGTCTCGTTCATGCACCCTTCTTTCCGAAGCGCTGCTCGTTCTCCAGGCGCTTCTGGTAATAGGCCTTCTCCGGGTCCGCTCCGACAAGAGCGAACGCATCGAGCAGGTACGTCAGAGTGTCGACCAGCTCCATGACGAACTCGTGCTTCTCGACCGGAGTCATGTTGCGTCCGGCGCGCTTAGCCTTCTTCAACTTGTTGACCGCTTCACCAGCTTCACCCGACATGCAAGCGGTGATGAAGAAGAGATCGGTCGCCGTCTCAGGGAACCAGCGCCTACTGTCCCCGTCGGCCTCTGCGGCCATGATTGCCATACGCGACATCAGTTACCTCCGATGATGTTCATGAACTCCGCCTTGGCAGTTCGACTGTGATCTCCGAACACGCCAGTCATGGCTGACGTGGTTGTGACGACTCCCGGCTGTTGCACTCCTCGCATTGCCATGCAGAGGTGTTCGGCCCGGAGCACCACAGCCACACCTTTCGGAGCCAACCGATCTTCGAGGTACTTGGAGATGTCATGCGTCAGATCCTCCTGCACGTGGAACCCCTTCGCACAGTACTGGACTGCACGAACGAACTTGGACAGGCCTGCGATCGAGGCACCAGGAACGTAACCGATGTAGGCATTGCCGAAGAACGGAGCTGTGTGATGTGCGCACATGGTGTAGAACGGAATCGGTCCCAGGGTGATCATGTCCTGATTCTTCGCCGGGAAGGTCGTGAAGTTGAACTCCTCCCTGGTTGTCATCTGCTGGAACATCTTCAGCATACGGCCGGGCGTCTCCTTCCTGTGGTCTTCGTCGACCTCTGCCCAGCCGTCCAACAAGGACAGGAACTCTCGTGCGACGTCCTCGTGTGTACGGAAGGCGACGGGCTCGAAGTCCGTCTTGCGCTTCCTGGTAAAGAGCAGACCATTCTCGATGAAGGGCTTAGCATTACCCAGGAATTCCGATTCAGATGGCACGCTTCTCCCTATCCCAAATGACGTTGTGCAATTGATGACTGTACGTCCACTCGACCAGACTATCACGAAGGACCCATCCGATCAGGTCCTTCGCCTCGAGCTTCCCCCAGACGACTCCGTAGATGAAGTCGATACCGGCGTTGAGCTTGGCAAGCTCGGTGTACCATTGCTTGGCTTCTTCGTAGTCTGACTTGGATGCGATGGTGAACTTGACCACGTCACCCTCGGACATCCGTTCGACATTGCGGAGGCGAATCGACTGAACACCTTCGGTGCCGAAGATGTTAACTTCCTCACCAGCACCGGAGAGCTTCCAGTCCATGATGACGTACATGTAGTCGTACACCCAGTCAGGGAACCTTATGGTTCCGTTGGTGAAGACTTCCTGGATGATGTATCCTCGCTTGGCGAGTCCATCAGCCAACTCGTGGAATGCTTCATGATTCTGTAGGAAGGGTTCACCCCCTGTGAAACAGATGTTCGCACCATGCGGCGCAACCACCTCCACCTGTTGGGCGATCTCGGTGGGGGTAAGAAGCTTGCTATCCAGACGATACAGAGCCGGATCAATAGCATGAGGAGTATCGCAAGCCCAACCAGGGCAACGCAGATTACACCCGGCACTACGGACAAAAACAGTAGGAGTGCCAACCCTCGGACCTTCACCTTGAATGCTGAGGTAGACCTCAGACGAACGGATCTTTGTCATCGATTCTTCTTCCTGGACTTCTTCGCGGCCTTGTTCTTGGTGCGACGCTTGTCCAACTTACCGAGGAACTTCTCGGTGCAGTTCGCTCGATCGACGGGATGCCACCCTGAGGTAGCTTCTGCCTTCTTACCGGAAATGGTCTGCATCAGTACCTCGCGAACGTTGCCAGTGAAGTGGGAGTCTCCCAGAGTTCGACGAGGACGAGGCCGAAGCCCATCTGCTCCACGGGCTCGACCATCTGGTCCCAGCACCAACGCGCTAGGTTCTCTGCCGTCGGGATGAACGGGACGTTGATGGCCTTGAAGGTGAAGTCTTCCAAGGAAGCCTTAGCTTCCTCTTCCGTAGCACCTTCCCAGAAGGCACCAATCTTGGTCTGGAAGGTTTTGACTGCCCAAGGGTCGTCCTTGTAGTAGATGAAGCCGTGGTCCAGCACGTCGTGGACGTGCGTCGTCATGATCGTCTTCAGGTCTCCGAAGTCGGCAAGCATCCCCTCGTCGGATCGACCAGGCTCCGTAACCAGCTCGCCAGTAATAGTAACTCGCAAGCGGTAGCGATGGCCGTGAGGATTACGACACTTCGACTTGTGATTCGGAACTCGGTGCCCGGCATCGAACTCGACCTCCTTGGAAACGGTATAGATGTCGACGGTCACTTGTCCTCCTTCGCAGCGTCGTCGATGGCCTTCATCCAGAACTCGGAGTCCTGGTACTCGGTCGGGTCGAGGTCTTCGTACAGCTTGTAGCGGGTCTCGCCCTGGTACGTACCGTCGATGACGAAGCCACTACCCTCGTTGCGGAGCTGCTGGACAGCCTCGTGGATGGCCTCGAGGCGCTCGACGCAGGTGCCGCAACGACCACAGTGGGTCTCGTCACCCTTGTAGCAGCTCCAGGTCTTCTCCAACGGGACGCGGAGGATGATGGCACGTCGTGCGATGTCGGCCTTGCTCCGAGAAGCGTACGGAGCGAAGATGCCGTAGAAGTTCGATCCATTGGTGGCTAGGAGAGCTGCTTGGTCGACAGCACCAATGAATTGCGGCCGGCAGTCGGGGTAGATGGCATGGTCGCCCGAGTGTACTCCGGTGATGACGTACTCGATCTTCCGACTCACGGCGATGGCCGTCGCGATGGACAGCATCATCATGTTGCGGTTCGGGACGATCGTAGCCTTCATCGTCTCCTCAGCGTAATGCCCCTCCGGGACCTCCTCGACTGAGACGAGCGACGAACCGCTCTCAGCCAGCAGAGGAGTAAGGCCAGACAGATCAACCACGTCGTGACGTAGATTGAGATGAACTGCAGTAGCTTTGGCAAAGTCCAGTTCCTTCTTGTGTCGCTGCCCGTAGTTGAAGCTGACGAGGTCGACCTTGTAGCCCTGGTCGATCGCGTCGTACACACAGGTCGTACTGTCCAGTCCGCCACTGAAGACGACGACTGCACTAGGCTGGCTGGTTTCCATTGTACTCCTCTGGTGGGGCTACCTGTGTGGGGTAGAGCTGCTCTGTCTTACCTGTCCGTCTAATGACCATGAGGCCGCGCTGCTCCATAGTCTGAAACACCTCTGTGGTGACTTTGGCATTGAGGTGGTAATGCTGCATGACTGTCGAACGACTACATCCCGGCTTACGCCAGATCATTCTGTGGATGTTGACGATCTGTCGCTCGTAGGTAGTCTTGCCGATGTTAGCCATGACATCATCGGCGTGGATCTTCCACTGCTCTCCGTAATGGATAGCCCGAAGCACATCATCGAGTTCGACAACAATCTGCTCTGCTCTGCTACGGGAGGCAGCCAAGAGAACAGCTGCCTTAAGGATCGACTTGCTGAGTCGGTCGTAGGTAGGTGTGAGGACGTCGGCTCGGAACTCACTCGCAGTCCCAGCTTCCAACATGCGGACTTCCAACTCGTTGTACCTCAGCCATGCTGCGTCGGTCATCTGAGCGTCCCACATCTGAGGAATCTCGATCTTGCTCCCCGGGACGTTCTTCAGAGTCGTCGTAGTCATCACCTGGTAGTGCGCTTGCAAGTCCTCCATCTCGTCCAGGATCAGCTGCCTGTTGTTGAGCGTTCCATCTGTTGGCGGCCCTAGCGGCTTGAGCTTCGTCACATCCGACTCGGCTGTGATGAAGATGAAGCGAGGCATAAAGCCCGAAGAGACCTGTTCGAAGGTCAATAGACCCGTGACCTTGTTCTTGATGCCACCAGCGAACAAGATCAACCGCGGATCGCGCACCTCCAAGATCTCTTTGCGGAGGACTCTCTTCTGCATCTTCCCGTCGTATAATTTTGTGAACACCTCCGCCATGCCTGCGTAGTAGTCCTTCTTGGTCATGGAGTCCAGCAGGCCGGAGAACTCGTCACGAAGGAAGATGCTCGGACGTCCTGGCCGAAGTGACAACGAGGTCATGAGCCCCTCGATGCTACCATCCGTAGCTAGGATGGCATCGCTGTCCAAGTCGGCGATCAGATCCATGGCGATGTCCATCGCCGTCGTCTTACGTGTCAGCGTTGTGTCTGCAAGGATCATGAACCAGAGGTTAGGGATGAACGTTCCGAAGCTGGTAGGAAGTCGAACGTTGCCTGAGAGCAACGTTGACAGGATGATAAATGCACCTGCTTGATGGTACTGGTGTGCAGCATCTCCCAGGCCCCGGGCCCAAGTGATGTAGCGTTCGACGAAAGACTCTGGCTGACGTCGTACCTGGTCTTGCTCCTCTTCAGTGAGGAGGGTAGTGCGCTCAGGCCCTTGAGGTACTTCCAAGAGTCCGGCAGTAGCTTCACCCCGTGCATGAGCTCTGAGTACTTCCTTCCACAGCAATCTGAGTGAACGTTGATCCCGTACGTACTTGTTACACTTCGCTTCACGTGCGATGACGTACGACTCTTCGCGGTTGAAGCCTGCCTCGAAGAGCATCATGTGAAGTTCCCAGAGCGGCTTGCTCCAGTCATCATCTGGCTCTGTATTGTATAGCTGCCAGATCCGGGGGTTCATCATTCGACTCTTCGCCTGCAAGAGCTCTTCAGCTGTCTCGGGAAGGTCAGCTGCTTCAGGCATCGGGATGATGTCTACGTCTGACTCAGCCTGAGCTGGGTAGCACTCGAAGTCTTTCAGGCGGTACGAGCTGCGGTGGAACTCTCGGAGGTAGACGATCTGCTGTTCGCCCTGCACCGCATTGTACTTGAAGTTGTACGTCAGCGGCATGCGGAGCAACTGCGTTAGGTCCCAACCGGAGCGGTCAGCACCATCTGGGGCGTGGTAGTAGGCGATGCGCTTGGAGATACGTTCTGCATCGTCGGCTTCTACGCTATCCAGAGTCCACAGGGCCTGCCATCTATTGGCGGACGATTCGATGATCAGGGAGGGCTTGCGGAGCATCTTGTCTGGATGACAAGTGTCCAAGTCCGCCCAGGCTGTAGGAGTGGATACGACCTCTTCCTTTTTCCTTCGCTTACTGGCGAACAGTTGCGGACAGATGTATACGTTGTGCGAAGCGAACCGTTGCTTCACAGCCATGAGGAGTTCGGGTACCTCTCCTGGGTACATAAAGTACTCTTCGAAGAAGTTCGACTTGTCTGGTGTGAGGAACGCTAGCGCAACGTAACCTCTACTCGTACCGAACGCAGCGTGAAGGAATGCCTCACGAGCTTCGTCAGAAGCTCTCGACAGCAAGTCCATTCATCCCGCCCTTACGGTTAGGGGCCCACGAGCTTACGTGGCGTCACGATGTAAGCTCCGGCCCATCTAGGTGGTGCCTCAAGTCACCCAGCCTCCCTGTGGTGCTGTGCTACTACGGCATCAGGGTGTCGCCACCGGACGATGCCCCGTGGACGGACACGCTACCGTCGTACTTGCCCCAGTTCTTGATCTCGTTCTTGTAGGGCTTCGGCTCGGCGGGGTCGAACGAACCATCCTCCTTGGACTTGTTGATCTTGTACGTGTCGAGCTGCTTGTTGATCTGGCACATGTAGTGCGTGCCCAGCAGATCCTCGGGTGCCGGAACCTTCATCGGCCAGCCCTGGGCCTTGTTGATCTGGGCCAGGCTGTACAGTGCCCCGTCGAAGAGCATCACGTTGCCGAAGCACTTCCGGTTCTCGTGCGGGCCGTCCTGGATGGTGACTTGGACGTTGTAGAACCACTTGCCGGTGTTCTTGGAGTTCGGTCCGCACTGCTGGGGCTTGACCTCCGTGATGGCCACGTGGTACTTCGCCGTCGGCACCGGCGAGAAGTCCTTCGCCTCAGAGTCGGCCTCCTGCTGGGAGAAGTTGACGTGGAGGTTGGCAATGTTGAAGCCTTCCTCACCGTCCACGTCCGGGTCGAGCGAGCCACCGTCGGGGAGCAGGTCCTCGTCGGTGATGGAGAAGCTGTCGTCGTTCCGAGCCATGTCCTGTATCCTTTTCAGTCAGCCACTGGTTGAGGTTTGTACATCAGGTCGTAGATCGACTGCATGTTGGGGTCAACCATCAGCATGGGCAACTTGCCCGTACGATCCTTGGCCGTGTGTCGTGCAGTCTTGCGTGAGAGCAGGATGCGCTTGAGCTCCGGCTCTTCACCATCCTGAGCTGGCATCTCCTTGACGTAGTAGTAGAGCACCACGTCGAGGAAGGCTGCCACCTCGTCAGCGAGCTTCCCGGACAGCATAGGCTTGATCTGCACCGCTCCGGTCTTCTCGTCCACCTTGGTCTGCTCGAGGCAGGTGAAGATGGTGTGCATGGGTAGGTCACGGAACGCTCGAACAAATTTCCGCATCTGCTCGATGTTCTTGCCCCACTCACGTACCGAGGGGATGTCAGGATCGACTTCCTTGCCCTCGTCCGTCTTCTTGTTCACCAGGTTCTGCATGATGGTGTACATGTTGAACTTCTGGCACTCCGTCAAGGAGTCGATGACTACGGTGTTGTAGCCATGCTGACCTCGATGGAGCTCGTCGTATACCGCCTGCATCTCCTTCCAGCTCTTGACTCGGACGGTATCGACGTCGCCGTAGTTGTTACGCAACGACTCCGTACCGCCTTCCAGGTCGACCACGAGGACGTTACGCATCTCCGGCACGTCGTCGGAAGAACCACAGAGCGTGGTCTTTCCAGTTCCTGACTGTCCGTAGATCAAGATGTTCAAGGCCGGGTTCTTGTTGCCGACCTTCTCCGTCTTGATGCCTCCGATAGTCCTACCCGGAGACAGCTTCGTTACAACTGTCAATGTAACCTCCTCTCGATTGACGCGGCCCCGGACGGAATCGAACCGCCTCTTCTCCCTGCCCTGGACGGACTAACGGAAGTATCGCCTGTCCAAACTTCTTAGGTCTGGTCAGGGGCCATCCACTCAGATGTAGCTGTTGAACCTTGCTCCCTGGATCACGAGCTCGCCGTCGATCTCCGCCTGACGACGTTCGAGGGCTCGCTGGAACCAGGAGTCTTCCGGAGGCCTGACCTCTTCGATCGGATTCTCCATGTCACACCTTCCTGATGAGGGGCTTCAGTCGGATCTTGAGAGCTTCATACGCCTTCGGGTTGTGGCCGAAGTCGTGGAAGAGGTTCGCCGGAGCACCTGCGTCGTTGTAGATGTTCCAGTGCGAGATGAAGTCGACGCTACCCATGAGCTCGCTGAGCACTGCACCCATGTAGAAGGGGTTGTCTCCTGCTCCGTCGCCGGTGTGCCACGGGCCACCCTCGTCGATGCCTGCCAGACAACCGACCTCCTTAGCCTGAGCGATAGCGTTCCGGAGGCTCTGGGGGCTCTTCATCTTCTGCTCCCAGACCGCCGACGACGTCACGCCAGGCCACGCGTCGTACTGGTCGATGGTGTAGACGTCGAAGACGTCCCGGTTCTTGTCGAGGTCCTTCCAGGTGCACTCCGTTCCGCCGTCAGAGATATTTAAGCACAAGATCCACCTCGGCTCCGTCATGCCACCGAGCTCGAAGTTGTCGCGCATGTAGGCCAGAGAGTCACGGAGACCCTCAACGCCAGCCGGTCCGTGGATGGTCCAGTGGTACCAGGAACCGTTACCCTCCCAGTCGGGGCGGAGGTAGAACTTGGGGTGGTTGAGACCCTTCTCGACCATCCACCTGGCGAGGTCTTGCTGCTTCAGGGAGTAACCGTTCTTCGCCCCGATGCTGTTCATGTTGGCGTCGCCGTCCATCGAGTGCGGCAGCGACCAGATCACCATGCCACCCGCGTCGAGGACTGCCTTGGCCTTCTTCGCCAGGTCGTTGTCCTTGGCCGCGTCCCACCCGTTGTCCCGAGTCATGAAGGTCAGGATGCCATCGAAGCTCGGCATGCCCAGCACGACACCGAGGTCACGCATTCGCTGAGCGTTGCTGTCCCCACCGTTGAAGATGGTCATGTTGAACGGCAACCCACTCAGCGCGCCCCTCCCTGTGGTCTCTACCGGGACGGTTGGTGCTGGCACCAGTGGCGCAGCGTGTACGAGTACCGACTCACTCGTCCCGTCGGTGTAGTACGTCTTGACGGTGAAGCCGTAGATGCTCTGACCCAGCTTGTTGAAGACTGTCGACTTGGTCGAAGCGACGAACGTCCCCGTCCAGGGTCCGTAGCCAGTGTTGTCGGTACCGTCTCGACCGACTTCGTACTTGAGTACGGGCTTGCCGATGGTCGGAGTCCAGTCAATCCGAACCTCACTGGTTCCGGTCGCGAGTGCCTTGACCTGGAGTCCGATGGGCTTGGGAGGAGTACCCTCCAGAGCTGTGACGCGTTTGACGAGAGCGTCGAACTCTTCCCTACTGACGTCTACCATAGTTCCTCCTAGTTGTCTGAGTGCCCCGACAGACCCATATAGACCCTGCCGGGGCCAGCCGTGCTACGGGTTGGGTGCGTAGTCCAACTCGCTGATGTCACCGGAGCCGCCTGGCACGCTGGGGACACACTCCACACCCGTGGAGCTGTACACCTTCGCCCGGATGGTGAGCTTCGGGTGTTCGTCGTCCTCGATGTAGATGCTCGACATCGCCGTGGACTCGGGGTACGGTAGGTTCATTCGCGTCCACGACCCAGGGTCGTTGACTGCGAAGACCTTGGTGGTGTTGTTGAGGATCGTCCGATTGGCAAGGCTGACGTTGCTGCTCAGCGTCACCAGGTTGTTCGGCAAGATCCCGGTTTGGTTCGACAGCGTGATGCCGCCCGGAGTCGATGACGTCCCAGCGTCGAGAACGATCTTCGACCCCGAGCTGTTCAGCTGGTAGACTGACAGCGCCTTGAGGCGGTAGGTGAAGTTGTCGCTCGTCCGCTCCCAGATCGGCTTGATGCTGACCTGTGTGGGATTGGAGGAGCAGTCGTCGAACGTGATGTCCTCGTACTGCGGATCGGAATCGATGTTCCCGGAGAACAGCTTCGCCAGCGGCAGTTCCGCCTCACACGTCACGTCGTGAGTCGCCTCCGGGAAGCCCAAGTACGTCCGTGTGAACTGTCCTGCGATGATCGGGTTGTCACCAGGCATGTAGTCAAACTCGATCGTCGGGAAGCTCACACCGAACAGTCCGTCGACCTCGTGGAAGCTGTCGTTGGTGACAGAACCCATTCGGGTCCAGTTAGGTGTTCCGGAGTCCAAGATCAGCCCCGTCTGGTTTCGAGCACCTTTCAGCACGAGAGCGATCTCGCTCGGCAAGTCCGGGCCGAACACGCCACTTCCGTCGCCGTTGATCCACTCAGCCTCTGTCACCTGGAGACTGAAGTGATTGCCCCCAATCCGAGTCAGGTTGTAATCGAAGGTGAGGTGGTCTTCCCAATCGGGATCACTCAGTGTACCGTTCGAGGCATCACAGTTCATCGTCCGCGAGAGTGCACCCGTCTGGGGCTCGTCCGGGAATCCAAGGTCGGTGAAGACCGAGCAGGGCCCCTGGCTGTACTGGTAGTAGTTCGCCCAAAGGTTTCCCTCGTACTCCGGCGTCACCGTGAGCTCCAGAGCACCCCAGTCGACATTGATCCCGTCAGTCAGCGTCGCTCCGTTCAACGCCGTGTTTCGCGGCCACACGTAGTTGGTGATGCCTTGCGAGCCTCCGAATCCGGACGACAACCACAAGTCGCCGCCGTTGGCCTTCTTGCCAGAGAAGGTGATTGCGAGCGTCGGTCCACGCCCAGCGCTCGGCGTCGTCCCGGTGTAGTGAGACGACAGCATCTGGAACGTGTAGTTGTTGGTGTGACCGTCGTTGCTGGTTCCGGTGAAGGTCATGTCGTACGTGAAGCTGGTCGTCGAGTTGTGCGACCCGTTGTGACACTCGTAGTACAGGGTGTGAATGCCAGTTGCCGTAGCCGCCTGTGCGGGTGGAGCCTTCACCGTCTCGGCGACGAGAGCCAACCCCGTAACACTCAGGGCTGCAACCACCAGGGCAGCAACTCTCCTTCGTATCTTCATCGTGTCTCTTTCTGTTGGGATGGGATTAGACTGGCGGATGCACCCGACATCCCATTGCCTTGACACCCGCCAGCCTTACTAGTCACACAAACGGCAACGCTGTTCCGATTCAGTAGGGCTAATGCGAACCCAATACAGGTTCCAGGATGGGTGGTCGTTCACGCAGCGCTTCGCATGCTTGGGTGGTTCTTTGGTCACCATGGTCTGGCTCTTGGCCTTACGAGGCACAGCGAAGTCAGGTGTGGGGCTGAGTAGGAACGGGTTCATTCTGCACTCTTCTTATCCGTAGAAGGCTCTTCACGAAGGTAGTACGCCTCACGTCGATCGTACATGGTCTCGAGGCCGTACTGATAGTCTCCGCCACGGTTCTTCTCGGTGCAGGGCTGAATGAATGCACAGCCGCTACAACCTCCCCAACCAGACCTGTGCGGGTTAGGATAGATGCGGAGGTCAGCTGCTAGCATGTCCAACACTTCCAGGCCAAGGTTCTCCTGGACATTCAAGAGCTCGTCCTCGGTCTTGTAGATCTGCTCCCTGTAGTAGAAGGTTGCACCCTCTACCTTGAGGTAGTTGAGGTACGTATCATACAGTCCGACCTTGTAGGCTGTCTGGTCGCCCTCGCTAACGGTCTTCAGGTACATCTCGTAGTCGGTGTCCATGTCGGCCTTGACCGAGTAGGATCGACCCAACCGAACGTTCTTGTTCTTGGGAGGGGGTAGCGGGTACCCCTTCTTCTGTTCGTGGTAGATGAACCCGCGAACGTTCATTCCAATAGACCACAGAGCCCAGCAGTACGAGGCAACCTGGTCGTCAAGGTCGAGGAACGAATGGTCATCCGGGATACGAGCTGCGGTCTTCCAATCGATGATCCATAGGTCACCGTTGTCGTCTTCCCCCAGACAGTCAATACGACCTGCGTAGACAACCGGCAGACCTTTCCAGACCTTAGACCCTTTCCAGTCGTAGTCTTCGAAGGTGGGAGGTGTACTGGTAATGCCTTCCTCTTCTGCCATCTTGTGCAGCCATGCAATGTACTTGTGCTTGCAGGCGTCGCACTCACACCACATGTGCTCCTTGGTATCCGGATGGGGAATCGGAACCATGAAGGGGATCTCGACACGGACGGGCTTCCAGTCCTGGTCTTCCTTCGGGCTAATGACGTCGTGCTGGTACCGAAGCATACCGATACCGAGCTCACGTCTATCGTTGAAGTCCTGATCGATCTCTTCAGGTGTCTTGTACATCAGAGCGTCGTGGGCTGCGGCGCGCTGCTCGTTGTTCTTGTCCTTGAAGGCCTTGATCGCTAGCTCGAGGACGGGACCACGAGGGAGACTCCAGGTCTCTGGTGCATAGTACACCTCCTCACCCTTGTGATAGGCCGTACCGAAGTCCAACTGCTTGGGGGTGATCTTCGGGTAGAAGCCCTCACGGAAGACCCAGTCCCATCGACGACGGCAGCCTCGGAATGACTTCCGCTCGGACGTATGGAACTCATGCACAAGGCGACGGTCCACGTACCAGTTGAAGTCCACTGGCATCCTTTCTGCGGTCTCGATACTCTAATTATATAGGAGTCACCCTTGTGTAGTCAAGTTTTTCCTTGACGACCAAGTGTCAACGAGTAGTGGGTCCCATGCTCCAGTCGGTGTACTCAGCCAGACGCTTGAGGCCCTCCTCCGGAGTAGCTCCGTCGTACTCGGGAGCCTTATCGTAGGTGGTGATGCCTTCGAACTTGTCCCACCAGCTCAGCGGGAGGTGGTACGTGATGTCGTTGCGCCGAGTACTGAAGGCACTGTGACTCCGAACGAGGTTGATGCCGACGATAAACGAGTCCTTGAACATCGTACCGTCTTGATGGAGACGCGAGCGCCAAGCCTTGAGACGGTAGGTACCGGTGAAGCAGAGTGCACGCCATAGCTCGTAGCGGTGTTCGTACAGCTCGTGAGGAGTATGATAGTCCAGCTCTACCTTCCTCACACCTAGGAAACCTACACCTGCTCTGCCTACCATAAAGAGCGTCTCTTCAATGGTTGTCTTGTAGGCCTCGGCCGACTCTTCAGAGTCGAACTCGATCGTGACGACCTTACCCATTGTCATCATCCTTCGGAGTAGTTGCTTCGACGCCGAGCTCTTCGGCAGTCCATTCGACTGTGCTACGGACGCCTCGGTCGAGGTCCGATACCTCTGGTGGCAGTAGGTTGTAGCCCATGGAGTACTGCCATATGTCTCCAGTGGCCCACTTCTTGGTCGGCTTGCCGCACACTCCGCAAACCCACCAGCCGTACTTCCTACCACGAGTCCACCCTGTGGTTCTCTTCCGCCCGCGGTGGCCGTCGTCTGGTTCGCAGAACTTCGTCGGCTTCTTGTACGCCGCCGTGACGATAGCCTTGACGACGTTGTAGGCCAATGAGTACTGACCATCACTAGCCAGGACGTTCTCGGTGATGACGATGTCATCGTTCATCATGCCCTTGACGAAGCGCTTGGCGTCGTCGTCCGACTCGAACTCGACTACGACTCTAACTGCCATTGAGTGCCTTCCATGTCCTTCGTGCGTCGATGACCATTCGGGAGTTCATGTGCACCTCGATGGCGAGGATGTGAACCAAGGGGATCTCGAGGCGTGTGTTCGCCCGCTCGGGGTGGTCGTCCGCGAAGTTGATCAGGAAACAGCCATCGAGTCGCATGTGCGACCTGATCTCCTTGAACCAGTAGGTGTAGGTGTCCTCTGCCAAGTGTTCGAAACCCTCGCTGCGCGGGTCCCAAGCATTGGCAAGCTCTCGAGACACCGTGACGACCAGACGGCCATCGGGGATCGGCTCGCCGCTATCCTTGTACTCGATCATCCGACGAACTCCGTGAGCTCCGAGACGTAGCTGATGTTCGTAACGCCTTCACCCATCCACCGGATGAGCTCGTCCCAGGTGTAACCCTTCGGCGAACGAGGTCCCGTAGTAGACCACAGGCCGTTCGGGTCTTTGGTGGCTGCGTAGAAGTATGGCTTGCTCCACGGGATCGAACGTCCGCCGTACTCGTTGAACCGTTTGTTGAAGACGATGACCGCTCCCGGTTCGAAGTCGTCCACACCGAAGCGTTCGTAGCGTGCGCGGACCTCTGCGGCCCGTTCCATCAGTCGTGCTGCCTGACGCTCCAGACTGTCAGCGGTCTCCTTGTCGATCATGGTCGACTCTCCTTGCTGTAGTGGCGGATTGTTTGGCAGTGTGCGACCCTGCACGTTGTTGCTTCCCATATCGAGGAAGCTTCTTGAGAAGTCCCGATACGTCCTGAACTGATCCGACTTCTCCAACTGGTGCTGCGTCGGCTCCGGACTCGCTGTGTTGTCTGGACCGTAGGTGTTCCAATCAACTCTGTGCGGCACTACTCCTTCTCCTTCTTCAACCAGATCTCGTGCTTCTCGGGCTCGTTCTTGCACTCCTCGGTCTGCTTGTGATGGTGCAGGACTGAAGTCTCGGGCTCCGCGTAGTAGTCGCCCTGAGACTTCCGGTACGCTTCGTCACGCATCTTGTCGACGTCCGTAACGCCCTGAATGACGTAGTAGTTGTGGTTGACCTTCATGCGGCTTTGATCTCCCCAGTCTTCTGGTTGACCTTGTCTCCGAGGATCGCTCTGATCCATTCCCACTTCTCAGCGAGGCGGGTATGGCGTCCGAGGTCCACGGTATCCTTGGCCATGATGTCGATGATGTTGACGTTGTTCTTCTGTCCTGGTCGATGCAGACGATCCTCGGCCTGCTTGTTCGCCTTGGTCGACCAGTCTCGGTCCAGGAAGATAGCTGTGTCGCTCGTCAGCTGGAGTCCGTCGATGCCTTCACCAGCAGCAGAGATGACACCAATGAATGCCTGGTAGTCGTCCGTCTGCCAGTTCGCCAGCATCGAGTCACGCTGCCCCTGTGGAGTGTCTCCGCTGAGGACGTGTGCCTTGATCTTGTGATCCAGTAGAGCCTTCTGCAACAGGTAGCACATCTTCTTGGAAGCTGACCACAGGACGAACTTCTTCTCTGGGTGTTCCTTGAGGATGTCCAGCACTGCTTCGACCTTGGTACTCGGCAGCTTGAGGTAGACGACCTGAGCTTCGTACGGCTCGAGCACATCGATCCTCTTCACCGGTACCTTGTTCGACAGGAGGTCGTTGTACTGGTCACGTGTCTTGATCAGCTCACCCGTCGAAGCAATAGCCCACCGCTTCACCTTACGGCGTTTCGTCTCTACTCGGATCTCTGGTGTAGCGAGTGCAATTTGACTCAGCCGAGTTAGTTTGGCAACGGCAACTGCTGCAACCAGCGGAGTAGACTGGTTCTCGTTCACCCAGGCTACCATCTGTTCCGACATCTGCTTGTACACTCGGCGCTGTTCTGGTGACAGATCCACCCACACTGTGTCGTACGTCTTGTCCGGCAAGTACGACATGACGCCATCGGGGTGGTCCGGGCAGCACTGTTCCTTCTTCAGGTGTCGAACGAACCACGGACTCATCTCCTTCTTCAGAGCCTGAGCGTTCTGTACACCCTTGACGACCATGTAGCTACCTGTAGCGTCCATGCCTCTGATAACGTAGTGCTTGTCGAACTTCCAGAAGCTGGAGTACACCTTAGGCCAAAGCCAGTTCAGTACCGACCAGAGATTTTGAGGCTGATCGCCACTAAGAGTGCCAGACAGAGCCAGCTTATGTACGGTTGGGATACGCTTGAGTGCCTGGGTCGCTTGCGCCTTCCGATTCGAGGCGCGGTGGGCTTCATCCGCGATGACGGTATTGAAGCGGATCTTGCTGAGCTCCGGAAGAAGTCGGAGCGCGTCCCAGTGACAGATGTAGACATCCGCCTTACCCTTCTTGATGGCCTCGATGAAAGCCGGGCGGTTCTTACGGTCGATCACGAACACTTCTGTCTCAGGTGACTGCCACTTGTACTTGTCAACCCAGGACTGGAAGACGTTGATAGGTGCAACGACTAGTGTCGGTGACTTGACCTTGGCCGTCTTGTACCAGATCGTGTCACAGGCAATCCCTACGTGGGTCTTACCACTACCCATCTCGGAGCCGTTCGCACCGCTTCCAGCCTTGACAATCCTGATCGTGTCTTCGATCTGGAACTTCGACAGCTGGAACTTCTCTCTCATTATGCCTCCGGGATATGTGGAGCACCACAGGCAGAACAGTTGATGTACCGGGTCGACGGGCTCTCACCCATGACCTCGATGGCTTCTTCCAGTGTCAGCTCCGTAGCCATAGGAGTCCGACCGCCATCGGCCCAGACATCCCATAGCGGGTGGTTATGATCCACGAACCTCTCCGATCACCGGACCGGTCTCGTTCATTCGATCTTTCCCTTCTCTTTGAAGAAGGCGTCTGCCTCCTCGACACGTACACACCTTCGACCGCACTCGCACTGGTCCTCTTCAAGCTTACCCGTACGAATGTAGTAGTGCACCAGCTGAGGACTTAAGCCTCTCGACGTGGCATAGTCCTTAACTGCCATCAACCGGAGCTGGCTCACCGATCCTCCTGTGGTCTCTACACAACCTCTGTGCTCAGTCTAGCTGAGAGTCTAACTAGCAAGATCCTCAGCTCGATAACTAGTACTAGACCAGCTATTCCAACGAGTCTAACCTTAGGTCTCAGCGGTCTAACTACTAGTCTCAGCTGAGTAGCTCATTTAGAACGAGCATGAGGAAAAGTACGAAGAGCACTATGCCGATCCAGGTAAGGGAAGATAGCAGAAGCATGACGTCGCCCTTACGAACGTCATACTCCCACTTCCAGATCCTGATCTTCATCGCCGGCGCTTGATCTCGGAGTGCTTCTCCAGGCTGGCGAGTCGGTCGTTCTCGGCAGCTATGAGGATCTGGTTGGCCATCTGGTCGTGACCTTCGAAGCCCTGGTAGATCTTGGGCTTGCCGGTGTGATTGGTCTCGGGCGGAATGCTTCCGTCCTTGTTGACCTGCACAGCCCACGGCGTGTCGAACCACTTGCAGCGAGCCGTTGCACAGTAGATCCAGTGCAGCGTCACGCCTGGCTTGTTCGGGACCGATTCGGTCTTTCGGTCCTCGCCCGGCTCCTTACACTTCGGGCAGCACTTCGCTTCCTCGAACGTTGTTGCACTCATGTGCGAATCCCCAATGCCTTCTCGACGGTCATCAATCGGTTGTTGACGTCTCGAACCTCTTGCTTCGTTGCGAACTGCGTAGGCTCTTCAGCCTGCTCACCCGTCGAGATGTACTCCTCGTACAGTTCGACGGTAGGTTCCTTGATCAGCTCCCACTGGCTAAGGCTAGGGCCTCCACCACGACGAAGCTGCCTGCAGCAACCCATACCCTTGAGGGCCTGAGTCACCTTGCTGTAGTACGGTACGGAGAGCTCGCACGTGTTGACGACCAGCTCCGTGAGCTTGCCCTCGTACACGAGCATCTTGATACCCTCGACCGTCACCAGTCGAGACTGGTTCTCCATCTCCGCGTACACCGTCAGGCTGTGACGGAAGACGGCAACAGGAGCCTCCATCTCAAGCTCAGACACTTGCACTCCCCAGTTCTAGTTGGAACTTACGTAACACAACTAGCGTTGCGTCATAGTCAGCTACGATTTCCGTAAGCATATTAACGTCCGTCACGCTGACACACGATTCCGTATGTACCTTGGCGTGCTCGTGCTGTTCGATCATCATCTCGACGCAGCGGCCTAGCACCTCTGCATCTTCGTCACTGACCTGGATCTGCACGCTGGTCCTGTTCTAGTTGGTATAACTTCCTGGTAAAGTGTAAGCCGGGTGCTTTCCTCGGAGGACGGAGACCATCTATCCTCTGGTACACACACCCGGCTTACACTCTGAGTAACCTAGTCCCTCAAGCTGTCCCTTGCCGGATCCAACACTCGAGGGGTGCCCCTAGGTTACTCGGCCTCCTCGACCGTCCCGTTGGTCTCGGAGGCAGCTTCACCCTCGGCCGGAGCAGCAGCAGCCTTCGCGGCCGCCTTCTCCGCCTTGGTCTTGGCGTTGGCGGCCCGCTCGACGGCCTTCTCCGCCTTCGCGTCCCACCAGGCGAGCGCCTCGGTGAGGTTGACGATGTTGTTCCGCGCGACGCCGTTGCTGTCGACCACGCCGTTGCGGATCTTCAGGTCGCCCGGGTTCTTCAGGTAGCTGTACACCATCTGCGGGACGACGACGTGGCTGCCGTCCGTCTTCTTGGTGTACCGCCAGTTGCTCGGGTCCTCGTTCTCGGGGTTGCCGTCGATCGGCTTGCTGAGCTCCTTGGCCAGCTGCACCGGGGTGACGTCACCCTCCTGCAGGTCGCCACGCTTCGGCGCGACCTCCTTCTTCGGCTTCGCCTCGGCCTCGGTGGCCTCGCCGGTCGCGATCTCCTCGACCTCGTCGTCCTCCGCCGGCACGTCGACGTCCTCGAACTCGGTGTGCTCGACCTCGAGTCCGGACTCGTCGGCCTCGACGACCTCTTCGACAGCGGTGCTCTCGTCCACGGTTGCTCTCCTTCGTGCCATGATGGTTTCTCCTGTGTGATCCGGAAGCGGAAGACCCTTTATCATTCCGCTCTATTCTAATTATAGCGCGGGCCCCTATAGGCAATCACGCGAGACATCGAATTTCTTTTTGGATCGGTCTCTACTGAGAGATGGCAATCCGGTCGATGGCCTTCTGCAGCTTCAGGATGTGAGCCCGAGCCTTGTCGATCATGTCGTCCTTGGCCTCACCCTGTTCGTCATACCACATGAACACGATGTCACCTAGGTCGTCACCCGCACCCTGTAGGAGCTCGATGGCTGTAACGACGTCGTGCATGTCCTTCTCCTGCACGTGAGGCTTCAGTGCCTCAACCAGTCGACTGTAGCTACCCATTGTCCTCTTCCTCCTCTTCCAGTAGGTCGGCAACTGCATCCAGTTGCTCCGAGATGTTCGGCTCAGGCCTGTAGATGCCTTCGCTGTGATCCCAGTTGGGGAACTTTGCCATGACTCCTCCTTAGGTAGAACCAGTAGCATCTTCACATCGTGAAGATGCCACGAGCACTAGCTCAGGCGCTTGCTCTGAACGACCTTCGGCTGACGACTGCCCACCTGAGGCATCGGCCGATCCTGTCCCGGTGCACCCTCGATCGCCATCGTCGGTGTGATGTCGACCTCAGTGATGATCGGAAGGCTTGACGTCAACGCTGCTGGTGTCGTCGTACTGATGGCGACCGGTCGACCAGCGATGGCCTGGATGTAAGCCTCACGTCGATCGTGCGGCACACCGATCAGCTTGAGCCAGTCGATCTGCTGCTCGACGGGCATACCCGAGAACCAGTCGACGATCAGCTGACTGAACATCGGACTCTCGTGGTCGGTCATGATCCTCAGATCATTTCCGTCCTGGTCGATGACTTGATCATTCATGGGTTGATACTCCCTCGTCCGTCGGAGTTGAGGATGATGTCCAGCATCTCGTCCTCGGTGACACTTCCGTCCTCACTCTCCCAGGGCTTCTCTTCGCCCTCGTTGAGTGAGTGGTCTCTGAACTCGTACGCCACGGAGTCGTTGATGTGCTTCGACAACCACTTGGCGTACGGTACTCCTGCCAGTAGCAGTAGTGCGATGCTGATCGGGAACAGGAACGGTATACCTGTAGCCAGGACGGCTAAGCTAGCTGCGACCTCGATCAGTGCGAACGGCAAGAAGCAAGCCATCCGAACCCAAGGCATCTTCGGCTTAGCCACCGAGACGAACCTTCTCCATCAGCGCCATGAACGTGAAGAGCTCCGGTCGAGCCGTACTCTTCTTGTCCTTCATCCTTGCCTTCAGGTTCGTCTCGATGTGTTCGAAGTTCCCCTGGTAGTCACCCATGTCCCAGATCTCCAGGAGCTCACGCTCGACCACTCGCCAGTCCCAACGCACAGCTGCGTACGTCAAGTACTGATGGTACATAGCTGTCTGCCGACCCTGGTAGAAGTTCCGTGCAGCCAACACCAAGGCATCTTGCCGACTGCCTTTGGTACCCATTCCTGAGTTGCCCATCCGCACAGCGTTCAGGCAGTTGATCGTTCGGTAGAGGCGCGCATCGATCTCGTGCTTCTCCTGGTAGCCCATCACCTCTGCCTCAGTGAGACGCTGAGAGAACGATGCGAGGTCAGGGCAGACGTTGTAGTCCAGAAGGGTCTTGAGGTTGGCCTCAGTGCCCTCCATCGTCGTCCAGCCACCATCGTTCCGGTTCTCCTTCAGCAAGGAGACCCGAAGCGACTGCCAGTGCGGACGATACAGTAGTGCTCTCATTCCATTCCTCCTTGGTAGAACTAGCAGTGCGCCCTACAGCTTCAGGCTATAGTGGCACACCGCTAACTCGGCCAGTGAGATCAGAACATGTCGTCGGCTCGCAGCTGTGCTAGGTGGTCGAGGTATGCAGGGTTGTTCATGTTGCGACCGTTTCGGTAGCGCTTGTAGTAGCCCACCAAGGCTTCCTGGCGAGCCAGCTTACCCTTCGTCCCTCGACGCTTGTTCGTTCGTGAGAACGCAGCCTTCTTTGCCTTCTTCTCTTCCATGTACTTCCTGGACATCGTCTCTCCTTGTGGCTGTCTCCTCAGGACCGGTAGCCATTCCGGTCGACGCCTCTCGGCGTTTCGACTCTTAGATCAGATGGGCCCGTCGTCGTACGGGTATCGACGTACGTGATCCCGTTCGTGGATCGTCTGTTCAGGTCGAACATTCCCCAACGTGCCTCGCATGATCGTGCTCCCTGGCGACCGGCGTATCAAGGTCAGCAGAGACCACAGGGCGAGGATGGTGAAGCTAACTGCCGCTGCGGCTTCGAGGAGTGACATGAGTCACCTCCATCGAGTCAACCTCGTCGAAGACGTGACCCGACTCAACGTCCATCCAGATGTCCGCATTCTCGAGCACCTCCTTGATGGGAATGAAGTACGACTCCTGGTCGTACTCACCGTCTGAAGGAACAGACAGCTTCACCTGTATGGTGATGAACACGTCCTTCTGGCTCACAGGTCCACCGTCTCTCCCAGTAGCAGTTCCATCCGGCACACTCGACCGAGCACCTCACCCAGGAAGGCCAGGTCCTCGAGCATCCGACTCTCGTCGGTCTCCGTAGCCATCGCGGCCGACTTGTTGATCTCGGTCAACAGGTTCTGTCGATTGCCTCTCAAGGCGTCCATGATCGTCATCGCATCGAGCTTGGTCAGGTTCTCCAGCTCGTAGCGATCCTGACCATCGGCCAGCTCCTTGCCCTCGATCTTACTGACCCTCATCGACTGGTACCTCCTCCAGCACCTGAGTGGTCACGGTGACCAGCCGAAGATCGAAGTAACCGTCGATCTCCTCGTCGAGGGTATGGACTGCTTCCTCCATCTCCTCCAGGTCGAACGACTGGTTGACGACCACCCACGGGCTGTCCGAGTGAGGTCCCACCTGCATCAGGATCAAGTGATGGTCGAGTGCCTTGTGCTTGAACTTCGACTCACCACCGTACGAGTGCGACTCGAACACCGAGTCCACGATCTCCTGGTGTGTCCCTGTCAACGTCGGCTGACCTTCACCTCCGTAAAGGATGGCCTCCGCCTTAGCGGTGATGCCCTTCGGCAACAGGCCCTGCTTGGTCATGTTGGCGACGACTTCCTGGTGCTCGCTGTCGTCCTCCTCGAAGTTCTTGAGCAGCTCTTGCTTCAGAGCCGGGTACTTCTTCAGGAGCTCTTCGTCGTTCATGCTTGGACCTCCGTAGGTCGATAGCGGGTTCCCTCTGATCGGATTCGAGCTAGGCCAGTTCATGGTAGACTAGACTGCTCCTCTCTGTACGCCTATGGAACAGAACAGGCATACTGTCGGTAGTGCATACACGAGATAAGGCCACGTGGCCCTAACAAGCTCGCGCACCTTAACCTCCCTGTGGTCTCTGAAGTACAGCACTACCGGTTTCCGTTGCAGAAACAAGTAGCGCAGAGCCTCAGTACCGCATGTCGTCTCGACGACTCGCTTCGAGCGTACACTTGTTACAGATCGTAGCCTTTTCCTCGTCGGAATGGTAAGCCGCCCCACACCCAGTACAAATGTACCTCGTGAGGCTGATGTCGTCTCCCAAGTCCGGACTACGCTCTACAGTGATCCTCTCGTTCTCCTCGTGTGCGGTGTCCCAGAGATCCTTGAAGCCCCACCTGTCGTGCAGTGCCGGCATCAGTCGGTTGTTGTTGTACCTCGTCGGGCAGTTACCGAGGTTGAGGTAGCGCTCGTCGTCGACCAGGTAGTGTGCGTCGAAGTCGAACGCCGATGTGAATGGTGAACCACAGGTGAAGCACTCGGTTACTGGCGGCTTCATCTGCTTAAGGCTACTGATGCTGGCCTCGAGACCTTTGTAGGTGTCGTAGGCTGCTTGCATACGCCTCTCGATGACCTGTACCTTGGTACGCTTCATGTTACTGACCTTCCTTCCACTCGATGGTGATCAGCTCGTCACGGTTCGGGTCCTCGTGACCCACCTGCAGTGCCTCTTGCACAGCCGCAACCCAAGTCGCAGCCTTGAGCTGTGCAGGCTTGCCGTGCCTCCACGTAGCAACAAAGGCCTCCATTACCCCTCCAACCCTTCCGTCTCGATGTCCTGCATGTCGGTGTGCGGCTCACCCGTGAGGATCTGGTAGCTGAGCCGGTACTTCTCGACGAGGTGACACACCTTGGTGTGCAGCTCGAGGTAGTGTGCACGAACCTTGGGCTCGAGTGTCATGTCGGTACAAGCCTCGAGGTACATGCCCTCATGTGAGGAGAGCGCCGAGATGATCAACCGAACCTCTTCGACTCGTTCATCGAAGGTAGTAATGAACAGTGGATTGTCAGCCACGGTGATAGCTCACCCTCTCCTGAAGGTCTCGTGCTCGGCATGTGCGTGTGCTTGAGGACAGACCCAGCCTAGCTCTCTGACGTACATGAGTTTGGTCCGGCAGACAAGACCATCTCGGTGGTCGAGTTCACATCTCCTAGGTACCTTGGACTCCTCCAGCAGTGCAGCGAGTTCACTCATAGCCCCTTACCTCCTCGGTATGGGCTAGGTGTGCTACCACCTAGCTCCCATGTGTAGGACTTCGTCCCTCTAGACAAGGGACGAACGATGGCTGTCTCCTTGGGTACAACGTTGATGACCTCACCAGTCTCAGGATCAGTCTCGACGTCAGCATAAGATGCTTTGACCGAGTGACCCCAAGCCGGAAGCCGACCTTGAGATGTTTGGAAGGAGGACGAGCGACTGTTGTGACGCTTGAGCGACCCACCACCCTGCTTCACCTGCCTCTTGCTAGGCGCGTTCTCCCTGCTACGACTCGAACTGCGAGAAGTGCCGTTCAGCATACTCGCGTCGATGAATGTTCCGTCGCTGAGTTGTAGTCTCACGACTCCTCCTGGAAGGACGGGAACTTCTCCTTCAGTGCCTTGACCTCGAGGTAGTACTTGTTCGAGGTCATCTGATCCTCCTCGTGTGGAGAAGGATCCGCCTTCAACTCCTCGATGGCGTTCTCGAGGCACATCGCGATGATGTACATCTCTCGCTCGGTGAGGTGCATTTGCACTCCTCGTTGGTGTGGTAAGGATATTAGATGTTTGGTGTTTCTTTTAAGTATATCTCAGGCTCTCTTAAGCTAACCTTAAGATTCGCGTAAGCTTATTTAGGGATGCGTCTACGACCGTTTGATCGTCTGGGGATTACTAGCTACCAGCGTCTGCGTTGGTCTTAGGTCCCTGTCAATGACACTGAATTTTGCGAGTTAAGTCTAGTTATAGGTCTTATATATTATAGGTAGTATATATATTAGTATATTAGTCTATGTCACTACCACTGTCACTATCTCTATGTCCATAGATCTCTCGGTCTTCTAGGGCTGCTCCTCAATTGAGAGTTATCGGCGTTCTCGGCGTCTAACCGAGTCTCACTCACCTCGCGAGTTGCTATTTAGAGTTGACTACGCTATAATAGATGTATGAGCAGAAGAAACGATATGACCGAGGACGGTAAGGTTCGATGCGGACTCTGCAAGGGAGAGAAGTTCATCGGAGAGTTTTACACCGCTAAAGTAGAGTTCGGCATCAGCTCATTCAAGGACATCTGGTGGGGCGATCCTGAGACCGGAAAGCAGTACGGACGCCCCAATAGTTACTGCAAGAAGTGTAACCTGGTCTCGCAGAAGGGACCGCATGCCGTCGCTCGACTCAAGGACCTGGTGAGGTTCCAACAGGCCGCTTACGTTTACGATGTGAACGAGGCTTGGCTACAGGCTCTCGATGAGGAGGCCGTTCGCTATCCCGTCGAGACGGAACTAATGCGTCTCGTTCGGAAGGCTATGGAGTCCTAGTCACTGTGAAGTTGTCAAGGGACTGATGGTACAGGATGGTGGGTAGCTCCGACTACCCACCTACCTGCTACATCACTCCTGGTACGACGAACCGTTCGACCCGAGGATCAGGCTACCGTTGTCGAGACCGTACGTCTTGAAGTACACGCTCGTCGGGAGCTTGCGGCTCTCCTTCTCGACCTTCTTGAGGGCCCGACCTCCCTTGGGAAGTGTGATCTTCGAGTAGGTCACCTTGAAGGTGTTCTTGACCTTGTTGGCCGTGAACTCGTACTCGTTCAGTCGGTATCCCGTCTTCGCCTCGTAGTGGCCCACGAGGCAGTCGGCCCAGGTCTTGGTCGGCATCGACCGCATCTCGCGGCAGATCGTGACCGACTGGGCTTGGGTCGCCCAGCTCTTGTAGGTGGTCGGAAGCGAGTGCCTGAGCAGGCTCGCCCCGGTAGAAAGCTTCTCCGTAGGAGTGGCGGGAAGGGTCGAACTCGCACCCTGCGCCACCCCGAACGTCCCGATCGCGATGGCCGAAGCGACGAAGGCGGACGTGAGAACCAGTCTCATGAGGACTCCCTGTGGTATTCTAGGACCCTGGTGGCCCTAGAGGAAGGCACCCCTTCTGAGGTACCAACCTCCAGGTCCACCTAGGTCCCGACTATACCGAACACCCTAGGCAGTCACAGTCGAACACTGCGAAGGCGAGGGTAACCTCCTCGACGAACTCGGGAAGTGTGAGTAACCCCTTCCCGTACTTCTCTATGGCCTGATCAATCCGTTCGTGTCGCATGATCCCTACCTCTCGTCTAGACTGAGTGTCTAAGGCAAGTGAGTCACTCACTTGAGTGACTCACTCACCTTAGCCGCTCAGGCCTCGTCGTTCAGGGCGTCCAGTGCTTCCTGCATCTCGTTCACCGGGACGCTCTGTGCCTTCAGGACCAGCTTTGCGATGTACTTGCTGGCCCACTCGGCCGCCTGGTCGCCCGTGCAGGACTTGATGTCCTTGACTCCCTCGACCACGTAACCCTTCTTCAGGTACGTGTAGCCCATGGGGCCCGGCAAGACCTTCTCGACGCCCAGGCTGGCGAGGGCCTTGTTGGTCCCCTTGATCAACCCGTACCCCGTGACCGTGTCGCCAAAGAAGTCCCGGATGTTGATTTCGGTGGTGGTGGCCTGCTCGTCCATGATGCGCTCCTCGTGTAGTGTTGGTGTTTTTCTTATACCTTAATTATAACACAGGATCTTGTAAATCCAGCCTAAGCTCACCCTAAACCTAGCCTAAGTTATATGCGTAAATCCAGCCTAAGCTCTTACGTAAGACTTACTTAAGTAGGCCCCCCTACCGGCCTACCCACCCCCATACCCCACCCTCCCCTACGGTACGGTAGGCTCCGGTACGGTAGGCACGCCTACATGTAGTGCATACTACGTAACTATATTCGTGTAGGGGACCCGCACCTACCTAGAACCCGTACGGTAACCGCGCCATGGGTTTCACCTAATGTGTTACCTAGTCCAACCGACGTCGCTCGGTCTCGTATAATAATTCGTCGCCGTCGGTGAGAGACTCAAGGCGGTTGTGATACCTTCTTTTACCATAGGTTGTTAGGCAAGAGCGTGGATACGGTATAATAAGAGGATAGGAGGTGTACCATGAGGGACTCAGAGGACGACGACTTCCGCGGCACGGGTGAGATGCTCCCGGATGGATTTGTCAATGAAGAGGCTATCGCGGGTGCGTTGGCGATGGAGCGGCAGACACATCCCGACGAGACGCACGAGATGCTGACGTTCAGGCTGTTCAAGGAGAACGCGGCACAGGTCGCGATGCAGATGGTGAACATCGCCCTTCGTGGCAGCTCTGAACGACTTCGGCTCGATGCCGGCAAGTACGTGATCGATCGGGTGCTTGGCCCGATGGGAAAAGAGACGCACCGAGCAGACAGCCCCCTCGACCAGATGGTTCGGCAGATGCAGGCCGATGCCGAGGAAGCTGCGAACCAGGCTTACAACCAATAGCCACCCTGTGGTCTTTGCTTCTCGGGAGACCGTGTTTATATAAGGAGGCGAGATGCCGATTCAGAACCTTAGGACCAAGGCCCTGGCGCAGAACGGCAAGATGAAGACTGCGGGGCGTATGACGGTTTCGTACCGGAACGCAGCCGGGAAGACGTTCGACGCGCTGGTGGTGGGTGGAGGGACCGCTTCGGGTTTGAAGCTCGTTATCCGAAACCCGGCCTCGGCTACCACGCCCGGGTCGACGGTTCTTGACAACGTTCCGGTTGCTACCACCGTCAAGTCGCTTTCGTCCTACACGGCGCGCGGCGTTCAGTAATGGCGTGGACGAGAGCGCAGTACTTCGAATTCATCAAGTACCGGCCGCACGGACGGCAGGCGCTGTACCATGACTCGAAGGCGCGCTTTCGTCTGCCCAACTGCGGACGGCGATTCGGTAAGAGCACGATGGCTGCAAAGGACCTGCAGCCGAAGATGTTCGAGCCCGGCAAGATGTTCTGGATCGTCGGGCCAACGTACGACCTGGGCGAGAAGGAGTTCCGGGTTCTCTGGGACGACCTGATCGTCAAGCAGCAGCTCGGCCGTGACAGCCGTGTGAAGAAGGCGTATAACAAAAAGCAAGGCCACATGTTCATCGAGTTCCCGTGGCAGACGCGACTTGAGGTACGGTCCGCGGATCACCCGGAGAACCTGGTCGGTGAAGCACTCGACCACGTGATCATGTCGGAAGCTGCCAAGCACAAGGAAGAGACATGGGAGAGGTTCATCCGTCCAGCACTGGCGGACAAACGTGGGTCGGCAGATTTCCCAACGACGCCAGAGGGATTCAACTGGCTGTATACCCAATGGATGCTAGGACAGAATCCGGACTTCCCGGACTACGAGAGCTGGCGTTTTCCTAGCTGGGACAACTCAGCCGTATACCCGGGGGGATACGATGATCCAGAGATTCAGCTACTGCTCCGGACGATGCGGCCTGAACAGTTCCTGCAGGAGATCGCGGCGGACTTCTCTAGCTTCGTCGGCAAGATCTATCCTGAGTGGGATGTTACGAAGCATGTGGGGAAGGTTGAGTTCAACCCTGCGTGGCCTAACTACATAGCCTTCGACTTCGGATACACCAACCCGCTGGCAGCGATCGAGTTCCAGGTCACGCCGTGGGATGAGATTAGGGTGTGGCGTGAACATTACTTGGCCTTCACTACCTTGGGCGAGCATATTCGGATCCTCAAGGGCCGAGAGCAGCCTGAAGGATACCACCTCGACATGGCGTTCGGAGATGCCGCAGACCCCGAAGCCGGGATCGCCATCTCCATCGACTTCGTAGGTTGCTGGACACTACCTGAAGCCAAGGAGAACTGGCGTGACGGAGTCGATCTGGTTGCCAGCTTCCTCAAGGACCGAGACACGGGGCTGGTTGCTGACGAGTACGGAACACCGCTTACTACGACAGGAATGCTTGTCGACCACAGTTGCAAATGGCTCATTCACGAGTTTAACAACTACAAGTCGAATGCTCCAGTCAAGGGACGCAACGTTCCCGAGTTCGGTAACAAGGTTGAGGATCACGCACTCGATGCTCTACGGTACGGCCTTATGCACGTGTTTAAGCTGGGCGCGCACCACCACCTGAGTGAAGTGTATCAGGGAGAGAGTGGTGGCTCAGACAGCGGGTCGTTCACCATGGGCACTACAGACCTATCCAGTTCAGGAGATGGCGGAATGTTCACCACAGGAGGTGTCTTCTGATGAGCGAGCCCTCTGTGGTCTCTGAGATCGCAACGCTGGCCGAAGTCATGGACCGATTCGACTTGGTCTCCATCGTCAACGACGAAGGCGCCGAGCCGTTCATGGTCGTGACGCCGAAGGTATTCAGGGAGACGGTTGACACTGATGTCGATCTTCGCGAACTCGGTACCAGCTCGCCCTCACCATTCACCTCCTTCATTCGTGCAGAGTACAACCGAGACCTTCAGGGCATCAAGGGTCTGCAGAAGTACGACCAGATGCGTCGGTCGGATGGAACTGTACGGGGAACTCTTCGCCTCGTTAAGACTCCGGTACTTGCTGCGCGCTGGTTTATGGAGCCTGCGACATTCGGTCCTGAGAAGACGATTCGCCTCAAGGACAAGAAGATTGCGGACTTCGTCTGGCAGTGCTTCACGGAGCACATGTCCATCTCCTGGTCTCAGGTACTGCAGGAAGCCTTGCTCATGTGTGAGTTCGGCTACTACATGTACGAGAAGGTCTGGGAGAACCGGATGGTCGAGGGGAAGATGCGGACGGTCCTGAAGAAGCTCGGACCGCGCCACCCCATGGACGTGAAGGAATGGTTCTACGACGCCAATGGTGGACCGAAGGCCGTAGAGATGTGGCCTTCTGCGAATCCCCTGGGCAACCCGATCCGCATTGACATCAAGAAGATGCTGGTGTTCTCCTTTGACAAGGAGGCAGGTAACATCGAGGGCATGTCTCTTCTCCGGACGCCCTACAAGCACTGGTACTACAAGGAGACGCTGTACAAGATCGATGCCATCCAGAAAGAGCGCCACGGCATCGGCATCCCCATGATTACTCTTCCGCCAGGCTTCAGCAGCGACGACAAGATGCTGGCGGAGAACATGGGACGTAACCTCAGGACGAACGAGCGTGCACACGTTGTGCTCCCGCCGAACTGGGAACTGATCATGTTGAAGCTCGAAGGGCAGCCCGTTGACTGCCTGAAGAGCATCGAGCACCATGACAAGCAGATCGAGAAGTCGATCCTGGCATCCTTCCTTACCGAGGGTGGTAGTCAGGATGTTGCTTCGGACATGTTCCTCAAGGCGACAAGGTTCATTGCTGACATCGTCTGCCAGACCTTCAACGACTACCTGATCAAGGAACTCGTCGACTACAACTTCCCTGGTGTGAAGAAGTACCCACACATCAGGGCACGTCGTATTGGTGAATCTGCCGACTGGCGCACATTGTCGTTCGCCATCCGGAACTTCGTCGGTGCGGGGATCATCCAGCCGGATGGTCCGCTCGAGACGAGCATCCGTGATGAAATGGACCTGCCTCCTTTGGATGAAGCAACCATCCGTAAGACGGAGACACCCCAAGCACCTGGGGAATCTGAGGCTGGCAAGCCTGGAGCGGGTAAAGCACCAGAGGCAGGGCCTCCGCGGCAGCAGCCTAAAGCGAAGGCACAACTCCCCGCCGGCAACGCTGGAACCGACCGTTCTGGCAATAAGTGACCAGGTGACAGGTGAACGGACCTCCATGGCTACTCATCGCGAAAGACATCGGCCTCTACGCCCTCGGGATCTTCGGGATCATGTACCAGCTCCTGACGGGCGAGGTGAACGCACTCCTCCTGGGAGTGTTCACTTCGGTCCTGGGAATCCCAGCGGCAACCAACATTTTCTTACTTCTGAAGCAGGCTGGAGAAAGGCCTCCACCTACTTCTCCCTCGGAGCAGTCGCAGGAGCCACGTACGCCATCCTCTGGGTCGAGGTGATCAATCGATGACGACGCAACGTCAGCGACTAGTCTACACGGTAGTGTCGGCTATCTTGTCGGTCTTCCTGTCCTGCGGCTTCGCTGTGTACTACGTCACCGAGCAGAACAAGAAGTGGTGCACGACGTTCGAGATCCTGACGGAACAGAATCCGGCAGATCGTCCAGCGCCCACTACTGCGAGCGGTGTCGTACAACAGCGTCAGCAGATCAAGACCTGGAACGCCTTGCGCAAGCAGGCGAAGGATTTCCATTGCGGTGACCTGTGAGGGTGGTCGAGATCGGCGACAAGCTGATCTCTACCATCATCTACATTACGTACAACTCGGTCAGCGCTCCGGAGATTCTGTTCTGGGAAGACTCAGCTGCCACACAACCGAGCGACCTCTCCTCTGTGGTCTCTTCATCGCTTGAGGTGGACGTCAATGGCGTTGTCACTTCGTGGCCAGGGACCATCGTAGGCAATCGGGTGACTATCACCCTCACAGCTGCTGACACGACTGTCAGTTGGGATACCAAGCCCTTCAACTTGGTATTCATGAAGCCTCTCCGCACTGTCGTCCTCTCGGGCGAAGTCCAAGTCCAGCGATAGGAGTTCCAATGCATCTCATCACCAAGCGTTCGGAGGTGGAGGAGGCTCTCGCTGAGGCCGACTTCATGACCCGCTCGCTCCCGTCGGGCATGGGGCTCAAGGGCTTCGGCATTGCTCACGTCTTCGACGAGGACGGGAAGACCAAGCAGCTTGTCCCGTTCGCCAACCTGGTCACGACCGCTGGCGACCAGTACTACTGCCAGAAGGGTATCGTCGGTGTTTCGCCCTCGACCCCCTCGGCTCCGACCATCGCCTCGGGCATGAAGCTCGGGACCACGGGTACTGCGGCGGCGAAGAGCTCCACAGGGTCGCTGCTGGTTGCGTACCTGACCGCGAGCAACATCGCATTCGACTCGACCTTCCCGTCGAGTGCTTCGGCTGGTGGTGACACCGGGTGGAACGCGACCTACAAGTCCACCTGGGGTGCCGGCGTCGCAACCTCTTCCACCATCAACGAGGTGGTCATCGTCAACGACGCTGCCGCCAACGCCACCAGCACGGCTGCGAACACCTACAGTCGTGCTGTCCTCTCGACCGTCAACAAGGGTGCGCTGGACACTCTGGCGGTCACCTGGAACCACAAGTTCCTGGGAGCGTAACATGGTGAAGAGCGCAGGTGAGAAGACCGACGACACAGGACTCACGGACGAGGTCGTCGTGGAGAAGAACGGCGAAGTCATCCAGGGCGAGTACACGCTGCCCAAGATTCCGGAGAAGCCGGCTCACTCTTCGGACAAGGACAAGGACGCCTGGGTTGACTACGCTGTCAGCCTCGGACTCGATCCTGCAGCAGCCAAAGAGTGGGACGTCAAGGACCTCGTGAAGTGGTGTGGGTAGGTTAATCAGCGTCACGGTAGGCCGCATCGCTTCCCAGGGAGGCGGTGCGGCCTGTTCCAGTGTGCAAGCTTCTGGAGCAGGGTATCAGCGCAACCAGGACTTGTCTGGTTCGACCCTAACGGCTAAGGCCGCAAGTGCGACGTCTAGTAACGTCATCTCATTCCCTGCAGGCAACAATACCTTCTCCGACTTCGCACAGACCACAGACGGTGTTGTCAATGGTTACTTCAATGGCTCCCAGGGTATCGTCGGAGTAGGCCCAGACCTCACGACATTCTCTATGGTAGCGAGTACGTCCACCAAAGCAGCTTCGGTACCTACCCAAGCGCAGGGTGGAACGAACCAACTATACCTGATGCACTTCAACAAGGCTTCGAACCTGACGTTGAGCTGCTTTGGACTGAACGGATCTGAGCAAGGACACTTGTACAATGGCATTCGCATGCACCAATGTGAGAATGCACAGATCAAAAACGTCAAACTCAACGGAGCGGCTCCTGGGGACTGGTACTTTCAGCCTGGTGAGACCTTCGGCATCGCTTCGTACGGTGGTGACAACCACTACTACGAGAACGTAACGATCGACGGGACGCTAAACGGTACTCCTCGAGGCGCTTCAGCCTTCGGAGCTAACGGACTTTCAGCGACCGACGGCATTAGGGGCTACACGTACAAGAACTGTTGGGGCAACAACCAGCCTTACTCAGCCGCATTCGCCCTTTGGCAAGGTGCTGGAGTGCATACGCTGATTGGTTGCGGCTCAACTGGGGGCAATCGTACTAACCTGAACCTAGAACGTATGGGTCGAGAGGTGTTCCGAGGTAGTAGTTCGGCGATGTGCACTGTGAACGTCGTCAACTACACCTGGGGCTCCGTCATTGCGGCAGGTCAGGACATCTTTTACGGTAACGACCAAGGCCGAACATACCTCAACATCTATGACCCCATTGGTCGAAGCGCTTCGAACAAGATCAAAGTGTACTACCCTAGTACTGAGCAGGGCAATCCGCAGCTAGCTCAGATGGGTGACATCAAAGTCTATGTCGGGGGCACCTGGTCTGGTGGGTCTCCTGGTGTAGGTAGCTACATAGGCGGGACAAACGTGTCGTCTACATATCTGAACTTCACAGGAAGCGGTGTGTAATGAGTAAGATCGAGTTTATGCGGTACGAGTTGCCTGTCGATGCCAATCTCGTCGCGGATCACATTACCATTGGAGGGAAGATCTATCCCGAGGATGGGCTCTATGCAGACTTTCGAATCCCTGTTCCACTCGGTGCGAAGTTTCTCTCTGTCGTCGAGAGTAACGTGTACGGTACTTGGGACCTTGAGACAGAGGACCCTCGCAAGGAGTGGGGCATTTGGATGCCCCCGTCGCCTGACTCAGAGCAGTTGCCCGTACAAGAGGGCTTCATCAACATTCGGTATAGGTTCTTTCTCTTCCCCTCAAACGGTGGAGCGGCGGAGGGTAATCTTACCATTGCCATCCTGACTGACTAGGTGGACTAGTAATGGCAGCTACTATTGAAGCGAACTACGAAGGTCAGACTGATACCTCAGCACTGACTACTGCCAACAGCGACGACTTTGGCGACACCATTGTAGACGCTCTAGTTGGTACTGCAGGACTGATCACCTACGACGACGATCATACCGCTAGCGATACGATGGCGATAAAGTTTCCTAGCTCATCGTCGGCAGCGAATTATATTCGGTACGAGATTGAGAATGGCTTTACGTCCTTTGCTGTAAGGTTCTACATCTACATTACGGGCTTGCCTAGTGCAACTGTAAACTTCCCTACGCGCATCTTCAGTACCGCCGCAGGGAACATGATTCAGGTATTGATGCTGACAGATGGCCGTCTCCGTCTGCAGAGCTCCGACGGTGCTACAACTCTAGCCACTACTACCTTCACGATGTCAACTAATACCCTGTACAGAGTAGAGTACCAGGCATCAGGTCTGGGTACTGCATCGACTGCTGGGGCGTTGCAAGCCTTCCTAGGTCAAAGTACTACACCCGAGACAGGTAGTAGTATCTCGTTCTCAGGGGTCACTACTAGCGGTACAGGACGCTATCTAGGTATTGGTAAGTCCTCTACTGCTACCATTGCTGACTACTGGATAGATGCTGTCAAAGCGTCTAGCGGTACCAGTACAGCTATTGGTCCGAAGGTCTTCTCGACAGCCTTCACTGTAACAGTCAACGATACCATTGGCGTTACAGATACCTCCGGAGACTTCACACTCCAGATCACCGACGGTGTCCAGGATACTGTTGGTCTGTCTGATGTCATGGCTATCACTGTTGGTCCTGGTCGAGCTGACACCGTCGGCCTGTCCGAGACCATGGCTCTTACGGTTGGTGTAGGACGAGCTGATACCGTTGGCCTTACTGACCCTATAGCTGTCTCTATCTCGGTCGTAGCCAACGAGGCCGTCGGCATTACAGATACTGCAGCCGCAACTAAGTCCGTACCTATCAGTGATACTGTAGGACTGTCTGATGCAGCCGCAGCAACCAAGACCGTACCGATCAGTGATACGGTTGGCCTGACAGACGTAACTGTCATCGCTATCACTGTAGGCCTTCAGGATACTGTAGGCTTGTCGGATACGGTTGCAGTAACTTTGTCGAAGGCTATCAGTGATGCTGTAGGCATTACCGATTCCGCAGTAGCTTCGTTCGTACTCTTGTCGCAGGTCGATGACGTCGTAGGCATTACTGACTCCGTCACGGTCGAGACAGGTAAGGGTCTAACCCAGAACGACACCGTAGGCATTACCGATACGACAGCACTGATCCTGTCCAAGGTAATTGCGGAGACTGTTGGTCTGTCTGATACGGTATCGGTTACGCAGAGTAAGGTAGTCGCCGATACTGTAGGCTTGACTGACTCTGTCATCGCTAGTCTGATCACTGGCCTAGCGTTGAGTGATACTGTCGGCCTGACTGACATCGTGACTCAGGTTGCTTCGTACAACATCACCATCAACGATGCAGTCGGACTAACAGACCAGCTAGTCGTAGACCAGTCGGACTCTAGCGGTGCGACGATCAATGATATGGTTGGCATTACCGATGCTATGTCGGTTACAGTCAGCAAGCCTGTTAGTGATGGTGTTGGCCTTACAGATAGCGTCCTGCTAGCATTCGGTACGTCTAGAGATGATGTCGTCGGCATCTCGGATGCCATCACCTCCAGCTGGGCATCAGTCAACATCTTGTACGACGCTGTAGGTATCACTGACGAGGTAGGACTTACCTTCGGTACACCTGTCGGCGACCTGTTGAGTCTTAGCGACGCAATGTCTGCTCTAGTGAGCAAGCCTGTCAACGATGCTGTTGGACTTACAGACTCTGTCACCGTGGTAGTTCTGAAGACTAGGTCAGCGGATGATGTCGTAGGCATTACTGACTCTCAGGTAGTGGTACAGGGTAAGAACTTCCGCGAGGTCGTAGGCATCACTGACACCATAACGGCTATTGTCTATCACTTCGTCCCACCATTCTACTCCGTAGGCAATAAGAAGAAGTACGTTACAACTAACTCGGGCAGGACTGTTACGGGTAACAAAGGCCGCCACATCACGTAGCGCCCTGTGGTCATTGCTTTGGCTGTGACCTGTGATACCTAGTGGTCCCAGAGGTTGCTATTCCCAGGTAGGGATAAGCTACAATAAGAGGTAAGGAGGGTGGTGCGATGAGCAAGCGGATGAGCTACCTGGTTGACCTGAGCAAGGTCGTCCTGAGCGAGGGAGATACTCCCTCCTCCTGGATCCATGCGATGACCAAGGGCAAGTACCAGCACCCCGTGTACGGCGAGATTGACTTCTCTACGGAGCGCCTCAACCGGTTCGCTGAAAGTGTCGTCAAGAAGGTGCGGGACATCGATCCCGACATCGACTACGATCACAAGGCACGAATCGGTGACGCTGCGGGATGGGTCAAGAACGCTGAAGTCCGGGCGGATGGGCTTTACCTCTTCGTCGAGTGGACGGGAGATGCCGTTCAGAAGATCAAGTCGAAGGCCTACAAGTACTTCAGTCCCGAGTTCCTCGATGAGTGGGAACACCCGAAGAGCAAGACGGTGTTCCAGGATGTACTCTCGGGTGGAGCTATCACCAATCGTCCCTTCCTGAAAGACCTTTCACCACTCAATCTTTCCGAGATGCTGAATCCCGGCGAAGACCCAGAAGAAGAAAGGAACGAGATGGATCCGAAGAAGTTCACTGAACTTCTGGGTCTGGCGGAAGGTGCCTCGGAAGAGGACATGCTCGCCAAGATCAAGGAGTTCCAGGAGAAGGCAACCAAGCCTCCGATCACTCTGAGTGACGCGGACGCTGAGCTGCAGAAGCTCTCCGAGACCAACCCGGCGATCAAGCTCCTCATGGAGCAGCAGAAGCAGCTGCGGGAGGACAACGCGAAGACCACCGCCACGCTCCGGCTGGCCGAGGTCCGCAACAACGTCACGCAGCTTGGTGAGGAGCTCCGGACGAAGCACATCGCGCTTCCGGCGGCTACCATCGAGGTGCTGACTCGCGTCCTCCACGAGAGCCCCGACGCCCAGGGCAAGGCCGTGCTCGACATGGTCAAGGCCCTCGGCGAGACCGGCTTCGTGGAGCTGGGCGAGAAGGGTCAGGCTCGTACCGGTTCGGGCGATGCCGATCCCATCAAGGCGTTCTCCGACCTCGTCGCGAAGGCTCGTACGGAGGACACCAAGCTGTCCTACGTCGAAGCCGTCAGCAAGGTGGCGATGGAGAACCCGGACGCGTACCGGAACTACGCGACCAACTCCTACGGCAACCAGGCGGGGGTGAACTAACATGGGTGTCGGTCCCAACTACGGACTCAACAAGGGCTTCCTCGCCCAGGGTGGTTCGGTGGCGTACGTCGCCGGCGAGCTCGTCATTCAGGGTTCGGTCGATCAGTCAGTCGCGCGAGCGACTTCGGCTGCGACTCTCCTCCCGCTCGGTGCCTGCGTCGAAGACGTGGACGCCGCCCGGATCAACACCGGCAAGGCGTTCGTGGGCATCGCGCTCTACGGCATCGTCCGGGTCAAGTGCGGTGCTGCGGTCTCCAAGGGCGCTCGCATCACCAACGACACCTCCGCTCGCGGTGTACCCATCACACGAGCTGCTGCAGGTGCGCAGCCTCAGCCGTGCTTCGGCATCGCCCTGACGCTCACCAGCAACGCCAACGAATTCTTCGACATGCTGCTGACCCCCGGCGGCACTTACTAACAGGAAGGGAGGTAAAACGCTGTGACTGTTTGGAGTCCTACCGGATCCGGTGGAACGCACATCGATGCGATCCTCACGCAGATCTCACTCGGTTTCCCGAACAACTCGTTCG